TTTTATCTTTAAATTCAAGCTCTATCCTACCCGGTTGATCAGCGGGATTGTTTATGTGCATGGCTATTAGTATTAGAGTCCACATTATCGTTTTCCTGTGTCCAAGTTATAATTTCCCAACGTCCATTGTGATGTTCGACTAATGCTGTACAACTTTCAACCCAGTCACCGTCATTCATATAGATAACACCATCTATATCTTTTATTTCAGCATGATGAATATGACCACATATTACACCGTCATATCCTCTTTTCTTACAATACTTAGCAAGATTCTTTTCAAAGTGGAATATAAAATCTACCGCTTTCTTTACTCTTGTTTTAAGATATTGACTAAGACTAAAATACCCAAAACCAAACTTATGACGTATCCAATTGAATTTGCTATTAAGCGATAAAATGACATCATATGCTTTGTCCCCTAAAAAACTTATCCAGGGTGCTAGTCTGGTTATACCGTCAAACAAGTCTCCATGTACTACAAGATAGTGTTTGCCGTCGGCACCTATATGTTCTATTTGATTATGTATCTCAACGAGTCCAAAACTGAACCCATATGGTATCATCGGACGCAAGAATTCGTCATGATTTCCTGCAATATACACGACACGAGTGCCACGTTTAGCATGACCGAGAACACGACGGACCACATTAGTGTGGCTCTGTTTCCATCTCCATTTGTTTTGTTGGATTCTCCAGGCATCTATTATGTCTCCTACAAGATATAGTGTGTCACAAGAATTATTTTTTAAAAAATTGTTAAGTTGATCTGCTTTACAATCTCTTGTACCGAGATGAACGTCACTGACGAAGATGGATCGGTATGTCTTCATACCTATATTTACTGGTGTAATATTTTTTTAATATTACATTAATATTACAAACTTAGTTTTTTCTTCTCAAGGTCTAATATAAGGGAGCCTTCACCAACTCCTAATACACATGATGTATCTTTAACAAATTCGATGAATGTCCAAGTACCGGTTTTTTTATTAATTAATAAAACAAATTTACTATTTTCATTTTCACCGCCCCACACTGGTCTTTCTGCATATTCACCATTGACTAATTCGTTGTACATTGTTTTAGTATCATCACAAATGACCGTTTTCTTTTTTTCAACAGCAGTAGATTGTGGTATTGCCGCAGTGGTCAATAACGCGGCAATTAGTATAGTAATTAATTTTTTCATTGTACGCCTTGTGGTGTAATAGGTTCTTGACCCATTGTCTCTTTAGATCCCTGCATGGTTCGAGTTTGGTTACGAATCCCCGGTGTACGTGTATCTTGTGCCGGTGGAGGAGTTATACCGGCATTCTTTTTCACGGCATCAAGTTCATCTGGTTGTTTGGTAATTTGTCTTTGTTTGATCATCTCAACATCTGCTAAAGATTTTAACAATGTTTTAATTTCTATAATATTTCTAATTGTGCTACCTTTTTGCAGATAAGATCTTAATTGTACAAATTCTTGAGGTTTGCCTCCGGTTATTTGCCTACCTAAATCTGTAACAGGATGTCCCCATACCTTAAGTGTAGTACCTGATAGAGTCGGAACCAGATTGAATTCTTTCAACGCTTCTAATAATTCTGTACCAATTTTTAATTCTGTATAAGAACGTTTTGCACTTGGACTTAAATACACAATAATAACATCTTCACCTAATGTTGCATGGTGCTGAATAGCATGATATATTTGCTGAACAAAATTATATTCGTTATATTCGCTCTGTCCTGCAAGTGTCTTGTTTAATTCCGAAAACATATGTTGATAGGCCTTAGGGAATGCTTTTTCATATATAGCACTGCCAACCTCATTAAATGATCCTCTAGGAAATTCTTTAGCAAAATTTTTAGGTAATCCAAATCCTAAAGTGCTTTTGAAAAATTCTTCTAAATTTTCAAAAGCATGACCACTTACTTGTCCAACCTGCGGAGTTACTTTAGATTTTAAACTTAATAGTCTTTCGCGTTTATTATCAATTGTAATGAATAGGTCTGCTTTGGTGCTAGTTTGTTTCTCATGACTTGCACCTTCACTTTCAATAACTATTGAATTTGCGTTAGGGTCTGTTTGAACACGATCTATTGCTGTTTTAATAGTATCGGCAGTATTAACATAATCAGCCGCATCTGTATATGCTTTAAATATCTCTTGATGTTTGCTATATTTTTTTAATGTGTCGGCATCTAAATATGACATTTTTAATGCATCAAAATCTCCGGTATTTAAACTCATAGTAAATGTGAGTTTATCATTTGATGCCATTGTGCTTACTGTATAAGGAACAAGTTTACTTGCAACTCCTTTTGTGTTTACGATCTGCGATCCTGGATTCATTTGTTTTAATATATCAGTTATATCTTTCCAACTAATCTGATCAGTGGGTTTAGTAAATTTTGCTGTTACTGCTGCACCCATTACACATTCTATAACATTTCCTATATTCCAGAATTTAGCAAGTCCTTCATTCTCAGATCCACCGAATCTAATCTCTGTTGTTTTTGTAATGCTTTGAAGTGGTATGGGTTTTTTCTTACCAATAACGGGTAATTTATATGATTTAAGAGCACTTACTTGATCGTTGGATGCAAACGTTTCTCCATCCCAAATGTTAGATAATTCATTGTAAACCAATTCTGGATTTTCTACCTTGACAAAATCCCCGCCCTTAATTTCTATCTCTGCATCTTGCTTGATTAAATTTAAAATATTCTGCCAATAAATATTATTTTTAAATACAAAATCGCTGAGTGTGATTTGAGTTTCAGTAAGGATAAAGTCTCTTGCTCGCATAGTAGTATATTTATACTACTTCTGGAAACAGGACTTCGCTGACAAACCGACGCATTTTACTTTCTTCCACACCCATACTAACCATACTTTTAATTACGTGTGGATTCTGTTTTTGATAGTGACAATAACGATTCTGTGCCATGTGATAATCTGCTAGATCTTGTTGCGTATTTCCTACGTTTTTTAAGTAATAATCCAATGTACGTAGTGCTAATTCACATAAATTGTCTAATTCTTCGCCTGTTCTGACATTACCCGCAGCAACCATTGCAGGGCTGAATATACTGCTAGCCCACTCAGGAAGGTTTCTATTTTTTTCCCAATTATAATATAGTCCTTCGTTGGCAAACCAACGCATCATAGGATGTGTGCTATCACCTGCTGAACTATAATCGCAGAATGCACCTGTAATTTTGTTTGGACCGCATACAGCATCAAACCCAAAAATAGGACTAGAGTCGTTGAAATGTGGAAATACAGTACAATGTAGAATGTATATATTGTGACTTTCTCTATTGTCTACAATTTCTATATGTGCTCTACGATATCGAAGACTTGACCAAAGTTGATTATGCCACTCGTAATCTAAATTACCTGCTATTGGTTCACCGGTAGCATTAAATTTGTCCTCGAACTTTTTAGCTAGTTCTTCAATTTTGTCCCAAACTGCTGTCATATGATTCCATTATTTTAATTGCCCATTCAAAGGCTATGTTGGCTTCAACGGCCATTTCGTCTGACAGCATGGTACGTACAGTTTTAATTAACTCGGCACGATCTTCAAACTCTAAATGTGAGTGTGGTGCTTCCACAATTTTCTTAATCATTTGTCCGCCATGTAGATCGCCCATGTGCCAAGTATAAAGATGTGCCATAATACGAGTAGGATCACCTAATGTTCTTATGTAACTAACATACTCTTTGGTTTGTTCTTTATAAGTATTGAAACTTCCTATAGGTTTATCCATGGCTTCGTAATCATCCATGATTAATCCTGCACGTTCGAAGCCTGCAGGGAACGCATTTAACAATCCTGCTGCCCGCGCAGCATGTTCAATTTCTTTATACCAAAGTTGCTTCTGGTATGTGAAGTCCACCCAAATATCAAAAGGCAATGTCTTTGCAAACACTGCCTTCATGAATAGGGTATCTTCTGCTTGCTGATGTTTGTCAGCAGTTAAATCTTTTAAACTCATAGTAGTTCCTCATTCGGGTTCTACTTTAATTATCAAAGGATAGGCATGGGCTCTGGCTAAATTGGTTCCATCAACTGCTTTTTGTTCTGCAATTTCAAAACCGTATATTCCTGCCACTGCACTACCTTTCTGATGGATTGTTAATGTTAATGTAAGAGCAGATTTTTCATCATGTTTGAATACTGTCATTAACATGGAAACTACAAATTCCATAGAAGTTTGATCATCATTACATACAATGACCTTATACTTACTTGGCTCTTTAAGTTTATTGTTAACTTTCGTTTTTTTATCTACTATGATATCAGTGGTCATAATTTTATTTCATAATAGGGGGCCGAAGCCCCCAATCTTTATTCGCCCTTGAGTTTAAGGACACGAGGTTTTAACGCATCCGGAACGACACGCTTTAATTCAATTGTAAGCACACCATTCTTGATAGTTCCATTACCAACTTCCATGTGTTCGGCAAGTGTCCAGCTACGAGTAAAATCTCGTAAGGCTAAACCGCGATGTAGGAATTCAGCAGTAACATCGCTGCTTTTATCTCGAATACCCTTGACAATGAGTTGATTTTGATCAATCTCGACTATAACTTCGTCCTTAGAAAACCCTGTTACAGCAATTTCAATCTCATAGGTATCGTCGTTGTGTTTAACAATGTTGTAAGGGGGATAGTTATCTTTGAGTTGATTTGCATAACGATGTTCAAAATCGTTAAACATTGTATCAAAACCTAGAAGTGCTCTGTTTAGAGCGTTGGTATCAAAACGAGTTAATTGATGGTTTGTCATATTTTTCTCCTTTAAAAGTAAGTGACAAAATTGGGCACTATGCCCTAAAGTGGGACCCTTAATAGGTGTCCCACAATATTATTTATTATACAGTCTCTTTAGCTTCTGTGTCAACCACGCCGTCTTCCGCATCTTTCTTAGCCTGTTCTTCGGCTTTCTTTACTGCTTCTTCCTCTTCGGACTTTTTAGCAGTAATTGGACCCATTGCTTCGTATAGTTTTGGAACGCTGTCTTGGATGATCTTAACATCATCACCTTTTATAGCATCACGTATAGCTTGAGCTGCATCATCAACATTGGCTTTTTCTTCAGCAGTAACTTGATCTCTATACTTGTTGATATCAGACTGGAAATCATTTAATGTGGATTCTGCACCATTACGTGCTTCGATGAGCTCACGTTGTTTCTTATCCGATTCAGCATTAGCTTCGGCATCTTGAACCATACGTTCAATTTCTTCTTTACTGAGTCCGCTATCAGATTTAATTGTGATCTTATTCTCTTTGCCGGTACCTTTGTCTGCTGCCTTGATATTCATAATACCATTAGCATCGATATCTAAAGTAACTTCAATTTGAGGTTGACCACGACGTGATGGTGGAATACCTTCCAATTTGAATTCGCCCAATAGTTTATTGTATTGGACAAATTCTCTCTCGCCTTGGAATACTTTGATATCTACAGCAGGTTGATTGTCTTCGGCCGTACTAAACACTTGACTATGTTTGGTAGGAATAGTTGTATTCTTTTGAATCAACTTGGCCATTACACCGCCCATTGTTTCAATACCAATGCTCAATGGAGTAACGTCTAGTAATAGAACGTCTGTGCGTCCACCACCTAATACATCACCTTGGATAGCAGCACCAGCGGCAACTGCCTCGTCTGGGTTAACATCCTTACGTGGTGCCTTGCCAAATAGTTTCTCAACTGTTTCAACAACCTTTGGCATACGTGTCATACCACCAACAAGGATAACTTCATCAATGTCACCAGCAGTAACCTTGGCATCTGCCATAGCAATCTTACAAGGTTCAATACTACGTTGAATTAGTTCTTCAACTAATTGCTCTAACTTAGCACGAGTCAACTTAACATTCATATGTTTAGGACCACTTGCATCTGCTGTAATGTAAGGCAAGTTAACATCTGTTTGAGCAGAACTCGACAATTCAATCTTGGCTTTTTCAGCGGCTTCTTTCAAACGCTGGAGTGCCAACATATCCTTCTTGAGGTCAACACCGTTGTCCTTCTTGAATTCATCAACCAAGTAATCCATAATACGTTGGTCAAAATCTTCACCACCTAAGAATGTATCACCATTAGTGCTTAGTACTTCGATTTGTTTATCGCCATCAACGTTGGCAATTTCAATAATGCTTACGTCAAATGTACCGCCGCCTAAGTCATAGACAGCGATCTTGCGATCACGTTTATCTTGCTTGTCAACACCGTAAGCGAGTGCGGCTGCTGTTGGTTCGTTGATAATACGTAGAACTTCAAGTCCAGCAATCTTACCAGCATCCTTAGTTGCCTGACGTTGTTGATCATTGAAGTAAGCAGGTACAGTAATAACAGCCTGTATAACTTCGTGACCGAGATAGTCTTCGGCGGTCTTTTTCATTTTTCGAAGAACTTCAGCTGAAATTTGTGGAGGAGCAAGTTCTTGATTATTTGCACTTACCCAAGCATCACCATTGTTGGCTTCAATGATTTTGTAGGGCATTAGATCAATATCCTTCTGTACAGCTTGCTCTTTGAACTTACGTCCAATTAAGCGTTTGGCTGCATAGATTGTATTTTTTGGATTAGTAACTGCTTGGCGTTTTGCACTAGCACCTACTAGGATTTCATCGTTAGCGTAAGCAATAATACTAGGAGTAGTTCTTGCACCTTCGCTGTTTTCGATGATTTTAGGGATACCATTTTCAATAACGGCTACGCATGAATTTGTGGTACCAAGGTCGATACCGATTACTTTACTCATTTTTTCTCCTTTAAATTAAGTAAGATTTGTTTGGGCATTATGCCCGATAAGATATCCAATATAGGTATATCGTGCATTTATTTATTATAGATAAATCATGTATCGATGTCAACATGATCCGCAGCTCTTGCTACATTTTCCATTTTTTCTTGATAATCTTTATTACTTTGCACCGAATCAAAAGTGGATATTATTGACTTATCAATTTCCTTTAATACAGGATGTATTATCTTATCTGTGATCCTACGACTCATATCTTCTATAACTGTTTCTATATCGTCACCTCGGGCGATACGTTGCATAGCACGACCTTTTTCAAACATGCTAACACGATTCGCCCATGACTCTATAGTCTCATCTGGATTAATTCTCATTCAATATTAAATTCTAATGTACTACTTATTTTAGGTATAAGAGTAGGTTCCACATCAATACTTAGTAGGTCTTCTACTACATGGCTACGATTCTTGACATTAGTTTGTCCAAGAACAACTACTCCAAATAATTCATTATTCTTTTCCACTAACATAAGTACACATCGGCCAGCAGGATTGGTAAATCCAGTTTTACTAATTAAGATGTTATCATATACAAATAGATCTGGATTTGTATTTCTTAGATTAATTGTAATAGTTTTTTTACCCTTGGGTACTTTTAAAACCATATTACGTTCATGAGCAATTTTACGTATTACTGGATTGTCTTTAATACGATATAAAAATTCTATAAGTTCACGGGCAGTACTGCGATTACCCGGTTTGAGACCAGTACTGTCTACAATTGTAGTATTCTCTAATGTGATATCTTTTACATAGTTATTAACATCAAATAAGAATTTATCAAAGCCACCTAGATGATGATAGGCTAGTGTTTCTGCTGCTCTATTGTCACTGGTAATAATCATAGCCCGCATAAGATCCATACGAGTCATATATGTGCCTCTTATAACATGTCCTGCACTACGACCATCTATGTAGATTTTTTCATTAAGATCAACTCCACTATTCAATACTGTTATTGCAGTGAATAATTTTGTAATACTGGCAATACTACGAACTTCTATGTGATTGTATCTTACAACATAACTAGCAGAACTATAATCATATAACGCATAAGAGCCTGTTGTAGCAGAGTAGGCAGATGTTACAAACATCATTAATATAATAAAGAAGTTTTTCATATAGAGTATTTAAGTGCAAAGAAAGTAGCGTATTTGTCTGTGTGGAAAGCAAAGATTGTATGTCTTGGCATAGGTGCTTTTGCCATGATATGTTCCGTGGAGCTCACGTAGGTAAACTCAAAGTCTGTACCTTGTATCATTCCTTGTTGTCTAAGTTCACGAACTATTTCCATAGTTCTTGAGGCATCTATATATAAGGTAACCGTTTTCAAGAATACCTCAATATAAACATAGTCACATCTTTTTCATCTTTGAAATAAAACTTCTTATCTTTTTCAAACCAACGTGCTCCACTCTTGCCAAAGTGTTCTCGACACCAATCTATAGCAGGAGTAACTATATCATCATATTTGTTCTTATCGGTAACGGGTAGTGATACCCAATGATATTCACCAAGCCAACTTTTGGCCGTACCTTTTTTCATTGCAGCAAGTTCTGGTTCCATCGAGACACCATTAAACACACTTGTACTAATATTAGGAAAGCCGGGTATGGTTGTTGCCATTATGAACTCCATTTCAATGCCATCATAGTATAAAGTTTTTCGTGTACGTCAAATGTGTTATGAATCACATCCCATTTATTTTGTATATGTTCGTGCCACAATTCTCGATACTGTGATCGCATCCATCGTGATGCTACATGAGAGCATGACACTGTATACCATGTCTCACCATCGACCGTACTTTGGTCGTGTATTTTAATATGCGGTTTATATTGAAGAGTTGCCATGAACTCATCATCAATTTCTTGTTGCATTTGTTTAGCAATCTTAGTTAATATTTGATCTTGTAAATTACTCATGACCACTTCAAAACAAACATTGTATAATCTTTATCAGTTTTCCAAATGCACCATTCCATGTCATTATCGACTGATATATTAAATTTATCCAAAATTTTATGTGATTCTGCTTTTCGATCTTCTGCTGGTAATTCCATCATTTTATTAACAAATGGTGTTAATTGCTTTTCCAGTCTTGGAAGATTACTTAATTTATAAAATGGAGTTTTCATTATGACCACTTCAAAATAAACATAGTGCGATCACGTTCATCACGGAACCAGTACTTTGAATTACTGCCCACCCAACGAGCATTTTCTGTAAGCCAATTATTATCACCCATTGTGTTAAACATCCACTGGTTCATATCTTGCCACTCTCCGATATCATAGTTGTATGGTCGAACCCAATAGGGCCATTTAGGTTGATTGTCAGCGTAACCAGTTTCAAGGCGTTTCACGTTGATTTCATCTATCCATCCTTTAGCCATGTTGTTTATCCAATCAGTCTTACCCAATTGTCTGCCCGCAGCCATAGCACGTTTCTTAAGCATTGAACAGACGCCCAACGTGTTCTACGGTGAGATCATCGTCGGGCACAATTGGAGCGTTCCACATCAGGGCCATAAGAAGTGCATCTTTATTACTTTTGAAAACAAAGTCCATATAGTTGACATTGGCATGGCTTTGGAATCTATCTCCAGGTAGACCAAAATGTTCAATAGCCCAGGCACATACATCGTTCCAACGTTGTCGATCATCAAACTCACGACTCCATGATATGCGTACGGTACTGCTCATACTTGTTTTCCTGGACTATTGATTTTAGTATTGATGCAAGTACCTTCTAACACTGTGTATTTGCCTTGCCCGGCGCGATCAGCAACTTCAAGCATGTGTTTTTTTTGATTATCAATTGACACTCTGCATTGTGCTTCTGACTTATAAACATTCTGTGCCTGCATGAAATCGCAGTTACCATTCATGCATATAAACAATACAGGTATAAAAATTTCTATCATAGTTCAACTCCGAAATGTTGTTTAATTTTCTTTCTATTACGATAATATTCTTCGTAGGCTAAATCACTGACATTACACGCCTCACTCCAGAATGCTTCTCCAGCCTCTTGTATAATCAACTTGGCAAACTTTTCGTAATTGAAATTAAGTCCAAATTCGTTGTGTTCCCAACATTGGGGCTCAAGTTCTTTGATTAAATTGTTCATTCTATATATCTCCTAGAATCTTCATTAGAACGATAACACATATATAGTACTCCTACAATATATCCAATTAAAAATCCAAAAAATAAATCCCAGGTCATTTTGTTTTCCTACGTTTAAGCATTTTTTGATATTGCTCTTCAGTTAATGAATGGCTAGTATCACAATCTCCATTTGGATCTAAAGTACGCCCACAATGACAAGACCCATTCATATCTATTAATCGTGTCATACCTTTCATTGGTACTGATACAATATATCTAATTTGTTCTTCTACTCTGAGAGGTAGATACGAATGTACAAGTACATTATCTTCAACTTGTCTTATAACCATTCCAACTATGGGGACTTTGTTGAGTCGAGCAAAAACTCTATCCCCATAGTTGTACTTGGGTTTAGGTAAGTGTGCATCCCTTTGTAGAAACTGATCAGTTTGTGTTACCATATTAATACAACACAGATTCTACGGTTTGCTCACCTTTTAGAGACATCCATACTTCTTCTTTTTCAGTGAATACAAGCCTGCGTTTTTCCAAAATTGGCCGACGCATAGCCGATGTTATATCACACCATGCATCTACTTTTTCATAACTTCCGTATGCTTCTTTAGGACAGTGTTCGTTGATCCAACTGGCCAAATTCTTAAATGCCTCAATACTATTAGCAGGATGGCTACTACGCATAGCACCCATAAAGTCATTGGATAACACAGCAGTAAAACAACTGCCGGGTTGGTAACCATAGATCAAATAGTTAGCAATAGTATCAGCAAATTCTCTAGGAACCTCCCAATTAGAGAATGTTTCGTACAACCGATTTCGACTATAAACAGTTATATCCATTTTATATCTCAAAGTAAAAGTCAGGTTTAAATCCACTAGTATCTTCGTGACCAATGTAGCCACGAGGATTACTAACCACACGGGTATCACCAATCATGTAATCAACTGGATCATGCAGATGGCCATGTACCCAAGTTTTGATGTTAGGAAAATCTAAAATCAATTCACTTAGGTCACTGGTGTATCCCCCATTCATAGTTTGCTCGTTCTTGTATTTGTCATTGATACTTGCATAACTAGGACCGTGATGAGTAATGACAACAAAAGGTTTGTCACGATTCATTTCCAACACGGTTTTAAAGTATTGTTTAGTCTTAAAATGTACTCCAGCAGTATGCTCGGGTGTTAGTTTATGATACACATCTTTAGCAGGATAATGATTAGTTATAAGTTTATAATCATTCATGAATGATTTAAGAGTAAATGCGGTAATGCTATCACCCTTGTTAAGGTCAGTCCATAGTGTAGCACCCATGAACATAACACCCTTGTAATTAACAACTTCGTTTTCTAACAAGGTTACATTCTTAGGTAAGATGCTTTTTAATTCATTGTAGGTCTTATCAAATCTCCCGTGATAATGTTCATGATTTCCCATAACCATAAACACTTGATCATACTTTTCACATTCCCACTTGAAGAACTCTGAACAACGATAAAAGGTATCTGGAGTATCTTGGATGAGTTTAGTGCTGTGGTGATGCTTGCTGATGCTACGTGCCTCAGCAATATCTCCAGCCAAGATCAGTACTTCGCCCCCAGGAAGTTCTTGGTAGCCGAATTCTAAATGTAAATCTGATACTAGACTAATTTTCATGTTATCTTTATCTGCTTTGTGTTTGCTCGATCACAATATAATTTATGACCGCGTTCTCTGATCAATTCTGCTGTGGCCTGTGGATATTCTTCCCACTGCTCTCTCCAAAATACTTCATCCATATCCTCAGTACAATCAATGGCATAAATTTCATAATGCCGTTGTGGATTAAATTGTGCTCGCAATAACAAACTTCGTACGACACCGCTGAGTGGGTTTTTTATTGTGGGCTTTTCACTGAGAATACGGATTAAATTTTGCTGTTCTATATGCTCATATTGAGAGATAGGAATAATGGAATCAATGCCCAAATTATCCCAACTAAAGATGAATGCGTTCTTTGTTGCCATACTGATATTATACACTAAACTGGTAAATTAGTCAAGAGGTTTTCAAACCGTTAAATAGTTAAAAGGATTGATTATGGAAAAAATTAAAAAAGCACTTTGGTTTACCACAGGTATATTGTTTTTGGGAATAGCTTATATTGGAATAATTGTGCCCGGAATTCCATGGTCAACGCCTAGTTTGATTGCAACCTACTGTTTTGCTCGTAGCAGTAAGAAGTTCCATGACTACATGATGAACCATAAATTATTTGGACCTTTCATCCGAGATTGGCAAGCAGGTAGCGTATTCCCAACCAGAGGCAAATGGTTCATGTTTATAAGCATGGATGTTAGTTTAGTTATCTTTTGGTTTGCCACACAGAATTGGAAGGCCACAATGGGCATGGGTATATTCTTTGCACTGATTATAATTTGGGCAAGTAGATTGCCGGGTAGTAGGGAAGAAGCAGAACGTAGAAAAGAATCTGGAGAAAAATTAGGCTGGTTTAAATAAGTCTAGCGTTCTCTAATATTCAACTTGCGATACATATTCTGTACACCCACTGCCTGACGGATAGCATCTTCTAATGCATCATGCTTTCCGCCTTTAGGCATATCTGGATCAAATCCTAAATCAAACAATGTACGAGTATCACGTATTTGCCAATAATTCCATGGTACTGGTTTTCCTAATTGACGGTAAATGTTTTCCAAAATTACAATATCAAAACAACTACCGTGGGCCCAAAAAGCACTACAGCCCCAAGCAAACTTATGGAATTGATCTATAGCTTCTGCTAAAGGCAATCTGTTATCAGAGCTAAATGCTTCTTCCATAATTACTGGATCTTGTTTTGCCCACCAATCCAAAGTAGCAGGATCTACTTCTCTATTTAGAGCATCTTGATCGTCAATGCTTACACGGAAATAAATTTTATCTGAATATCCAGTTCCGTAGGGATTGAAGTGTACTGCTCCTAGTGTAAGGATAACAGCATTGGGAGAGACTGCCATAGTCTCAAGGTCCACCATAAGGTGCTTTGCCATAATTACTTTCTATTAAATTACTATTTTACATTAAACATTAATCTTTGTCAATGACAAGATGTTTAAAATACTCAAAGTGTTTTTCCAGTGTCCATATTTCTGGATCAATTGTAGTTCCATCATGTGTCTCAAAATTGGCCTTAAACACATTTGAATAACGTAAAAACGGCAACCACATATCTGGTGTATGACTAGCCCATCCAGTTTCTTTTAACTCGTGATGTTTACTACGACTTAACCGTACAGTAGGTGCATTGAGCGACTGATCTGTAGTAATTACTCCTGCCAACAATAAATCTCTTATACGAGCAGCAGGAATAAGATGTTCAAAGTCAGTGTCGTCATCGGCATCAATTTCATGATAGTGAGCCATCATGCCATCACGCTGTTTGATACAGTATTCATGATATCGGCGTAGGTAGTAGTCAATATCATTACGAACTTCTCGCAGCCATTGTTGATCATTTTTAATTGTTTGATATTCTCCTACCAAACGATTTAGATGTGTTGAGCAATGCTGGGCTACTGTTTTATAAGTAGCCGCAGTACGCTTAGTCTTACCGTACACTGGTGGTGTAAAGTTTTCAAGTGCTTCTTTAAGCATGTTCAGCTTCCATAACTTTTTCAGGAATCAATCCTTCTGCAATGTTACCTTCAAGGATACCCATAGTAGAACCTGCACCGTGGTATGGCAAGTTAATAGTACCGCCTGACAAGATGTAAATTTCACGAAGGAAATTACTCATTGCTTCTGGAGCACTCCAGCTAGCACCCGGACGTACATGAGCCCACTGTATTTTGGCCTTGGCATGAATAACTGCTGTACGATTGAACGTTGTCTTGATTGTTGACAATACAGTTTTCATCCAACCTGCAGGCAATGCACCTGTTTCTGCTTTGGACAGTTTGTGCAATTCCAACAGGCCAATGTAAACACCTTGGTCAATTTCGTCACCAACTGGGAAAGTTTCTTTGATTGCAGTAAGTATTTCCAACAACACTTTACCTTTTTCGTCAACTTCGATACCCTTTTGGGCATATTTAAAGTGACTAAAGAAGTACTCGTTGTCGCCGCACAAGTTGTCGCTGGCACGTGAGTTCTTGTCTTGCAAGTCAATACGGGCAGTATCAAATTGATCTTGCATGACTTTTGCACTAACAACTTTCTTGTCGCGGCTACCGTTCTTGTAACGAACCAATGCATTACGATGTAAGTCGCCAGGAGTCAAACGCTTAACACCTGTGTCGTTGAGCAATTCAAAAGCATAACTGGCAAAGTTAGGGTCGTCTGTTTCAACAACAGCACAAGGAACTTCTGTAAATCCTAGAATACCTGCGGCAATGGTACGATGCTGTGCATCATACAAATAGGTATTTGGACGATTAAGAACTCGGCAAGCAGATCCAGTTGCACAGATGCGTGGATCCCACTTCTTCATAATGTTAATAATATGCTTATGAATAACATCACGTTGCACCTCATAGTCAATCCAAAGATCTTCAATTTCTATCATTGCACTGACAGGGAATTTATGTGATAGAGCCTTTGCACGAGCACGCCATGCATCAAGATCTTTTTGTGTCACACCATAGTGTGCTTTAAGCTGTTTTTCAACTTCGGCAATTACATCCGTAAGTTTACGTGTGAGGCGTTTTGCTGCCATTTTAAGTTTCCTTTTTACCGGACACAATGCCGGATTGGTTAAAAAATATAACTTAACTATCTAAGTTATGTATATATTATACAATAGATCTTAGATAATGTCAACCTATTTTAATACATTTTTTTGGGTAATTGTTGGTCACGTAGCTTTTTACGCCAGCGGGCTTTGGCTGCACCTTTGGCTCTTTTTCGGGCAGTGGTAGGTTTTTCGTAAAACTCCTTGGCACGATAGTCGTCCAAAAGACCAGAATCTTCTACTTTTTGTTTTAATTTCCTTAGTGCTACAGCTATGGGTAGATCGCCAACAATAACCTTATTTCCGAATACTCTATTTGGTTTGCTCATTTTTATTTTTATCAAAAATCATAATGGCCTGATCGCCATTCACAGTATTCTTACTTATCCGAATTAATGATAAACCGCGTTCTACAAGTTCAACAGCATCAAATTGATAGGGTAGTAGTATCTTCTCTATAATATTTTTTAATCCACGAGCATTGGTTTTGAGTTCTTTGGCCTTGGCAGCGATTTCTTTTAATGAATCATTATCAAATTCCAATTTAATTTTATCCAATTTAAACATGTATTGATATTGTTTGATTGGACTATTCTTTGTTTCTACTAAAATTTGTACAAGTTGTTCTTCTTTGAGTTCTTCAACGTTGATGATTAGTCCAAAGCGTCCAACAAACTCTGGAATCAACCCATACTTAATTAAGTCTTTGGTATTTAATTCTTTATATACCGATGTATCATCTTCACTGTTTTTTACGTTGGCATGAAAACCAACAGATTTAGCATCCGTACGGTGTTTAATAATTTTATCAATACCCACAAATGCACCACCACATATAAACAATATACCCCTGGTGTCTATTTCCTGCATTTCTCCGCCAGGATGTTTTCTCTTACTGGTAGCAGGTATTCTCATAATACTACCTTCAATCATTTTCAACAATGCCTGCTGTACACCTTCTCCGCTGACATCTCTAGTAATACTGGTACTTTCACCTTTTTTGGCAATTTTATCAATTTCGTCAATGTATACGATACCGCGACTTGCTTTTTCTAAATCACCATCTGCTTCACTTATTAAACGTGTAAGTATACTTTCAACATCATCTCCTACATATCCTGCTTCTGTGATACCTGTGGCATCGCAAATAGCAAAGGGAAGATCTAAATAATCCGCAATCTTACGTGCCATCATAGTTTTACCACAGCCTGTTGGACCTAGCATAAGCACGTTGGTCTTTTCAATTTCTATATCAGGACTAGGATTGTTTATACGTTTAAAATGTTGGCTGACTGCTACACTCAAAGCAATCTTAGCATCATCTTGTCCTATTACATAGTCATCAAGATAATCTTTAATTTTAACAGGATTCAATAATTTAGAGTTTTCTAATGGTACTTTAATTTTTTCATCAATTAGAATATCATTACAGAGATTAATACAGTCATTGCAGATAGCAGCATGTTCTCCAACAATTAATTTTTCTACATCCTCTTTACTTTTTCCACAAAAATCACAGGCGTGATGATCTTTAAGTTTTGTCATTAAATGCTTTCTTTAAGAATGATTCTATATCAGTGATTCTATTTTGATTAATATAATGACAAACTGCTGATACATTTTCATCGGAAGTTTTATAATAAGTATTTTTCTTACCTAATATATAACCATTTAAAATAGAGCTAATGTTATTTAATCCATCTAGGTTAATGTACTTATATTCGGAGATGGCCATAGCATGAAAAAACCATGTTAAATCGTTTTCTCCGGAATAAAAATATATATTAATATTTTCTTTTATATCAGTAGTTGATAACCAACGACTAACAGACTCTTGATCTGCCTCACTTAAATGTATAAAAAGAATGCTATAAGATTCGTTTTCAAAAACGTCCGGGGGCGTAATAAGTGTTATCTTGCCTTCCATTATACTTTTGCCTTGACTGCTTCTAATATATCAACTGGAATATGATGTTCGCTGACATCTTTATTTCTCAAGCGATCAGCCCATTGATTTACTATCATTTCTTTTTTTCTTTCTTCGCTTACTTCGGCATATTCTGATTGAGTAATTGTACTGGTCCAAACACCACTTTCTTTTTGTTCTTCATTTTGAACATATCCTTCGGTTTCTTTTATTTGAATAGTAACTGGCTCGGGTATGGGTACATCGGCAACAACTTGTGGTGGCTGTTCTTCTTTATGTTCTGTGACAGTAAGCGGCTCTGTGTCTACAACAACGGTGGTCTCTCTGGGGCTGTCACCCTCCGCAATTTTGTTTTCTCGTTCTCTAAACTCTTGAAAACTTATTTGACTAGCTAACAATAGTATAACTGCTAGTGGATCAAATACCACAATCAATGTAATAATAACCCATGTAACTGCTTTCTCTAAAATACTAGTATCAGTACTACCATAAAAGAAAGCTGCTATATACTTGATTGGTCCTACTTCTGCTTCCACCTTACGTACTTCTGCGGCAATAGGGGCCCGTTCTTCATTAAGACTGCTAATTGTTTTTTGTTCAACGTCAATGTCCTGAAGCAGTCTTGCACGATCCTTAGCTTGCCCTCGTCGTAGTGCAACTGCTTTGTCGGCACCTTTTTCATCTGCACTTCGACCCATAACTTGATCCACAGCCTCATCCATCTGTTTAAGTTGTTTGCGGTTGACATCAATATTTTCTTTACTAGTTTTAATCTTTTCATCATAGACTGCAATCTTAGCCAATACATCACCACTGACTAAATTTTGATCACTATGTGCCTTACTGAGGAATCCAAATATACCCATGCTGGTAATAATCATCAATACCACAATTGCAGTAAAGAGATATGTCTTAATTAGTAATGGAGCAGTATTCCAGTTTTGTTTGAGCCAGATTGTGGCCACTAACTTACTAATTTCTAATGTGGTTCCCATAATGATAATAGGAATCACAGCGGCGGCGAATATAGCAGTAAGGCCTACTACACTATAGTAGACTGCTACTGCTGATAAAGATAATCCGCTTAGTAAAGTTAGATATGCTATAAATTTTTCGTTTAGTGTTGGTTTCATAAGAATATTTATCGGATATTTTCAACGTCAAAAAGACCGTCCCAAGTATCGGTTTTAATAAACGCTCTCTTAATAATATTAGCCTCGTCGTTGATATTTCCAATAGGTTTTTTCCCTACAACATCGACATATTGTTGAATCAGCTGATTCTCCATATCAATAATTTCATTTCTAGAATTTATTGTTTGGAAAGGATACTTTGAAACATTCCATACTTTAATTTTAATAAAGTTTTTGTCAATATCAATTTTATATAAATTATTAAAATCTTCTTCAATAATTCGCCAGTCAGCACCACTTGAACCACTTAGTCTATCCTCGCCCCAACTACGACTATGACCAATTTGTCTATATATGCGTTCTCCGTAATCACGAGAGTTATCTGCACTCATTCCATACTTAATAACAATATCCTTAAACATAACCTGATAAAGATACTTGTCAATTTTATGTGATTTCATTATCCTGGAAATGTCATAAGGTACATATAAATTTCCTATGTCTATGGTATGTGTAGGAATAATAGTCCAATTAATATTAAATTTCATCTTCTCATCCTTGAAATGTCAATTGCTTCTTCGTCGCTGAAAACTGGTACCGCATTACTTTTATGCATAGTGGCAATACCTTTCACTTTAGTTCCGGTATATACTTTAGCAGGTGCTAATACTGCTACACCAGCACCTGTATTAAGACTAGGTATATGTTTAGTGTTAGTACGACCAATAGGTGTCTCAAGTTTATACACCAATGGCTCAGCAGACATAGCACGTCGACGACGACGATCTTCTTGTTCAACACCTTGTCGTTTAAGAAGTTCTTTCCAATCAGCATCAAGTTCACGAGCACGTTGAGCCTCAGCAGCATTACGGAATTTAAATTTGCCTCGCTTTTTTCCAGTCGTGGTCAAGGCAGGACCACATAGGTGCATAGACATTATGCTACTTCTTTAAGGTCGGAAGTTTGCAATGACTGTTGTTCAACTGCACGCCAGTTTTCTTTGGTCAATCCAGTAAAACGTAAGATAGTACCATTTGGAGAAATTTTAAAACTACCAGCAACGACCCAAATTTGTAAACCAGTGGCATCAATACCTGCAAGTTTTCGAACCACACCATTAATCTCGCCGGATGCTGTATCACGTCCACGATTCCAATGATATATACTTTTATTACCTTTCCATTTCATAAAGTCTCCGGAGGATTCTATACAAAATTGACCAAGTGCTTTCATAGTAAGTTCTGCGGACATAATAACTCCTTAGTTGATAAGTTATTATTATACGGTAATTCCAATATAAAGTCAACTAATATTTTACCAAAAGATAAGGCCCCGAAGGGCCTTACTTACAAATCTAATTTGGATTAGAAATTGTATTCTAGACCAACACCATAACGTGTGGTATCTGTGGCTGCTGTCTCTTTCAAGTAACGAGCCAATACTTTAGTACTTTTACCTAGTGCATAATTAGCACCTAGGTTATAAGCCTTAAGACCACCGTTCTCACCATAACTGGCCATTGCGGATAGAGCTGGAGTTACAGTTTGAGTAACACCCATGCTCTTACCTTGACTGGTTACATTAGCTACTTTATTGTCAGAATATAGACCAAAAACAGTTGTACCTGTTTTAGCAATTTCAAACTTAGCACCAATTGCATCGCTTACGCTGGTTGAACCATTGTCAAAGCGAGCATAAGTAACACCTACAGGGCCTGTAGAATATACTAGGCTGAGAGACTGAGGATTTGCAGTTCCGGCAACTTCACTGTTAGACATTACATAATTACCTGTAAGTCCCTGAACAATTGGGGCAGATACAAATACTGCATTGCTTAAACGTGTTCCTTGATAAGAATGGATAGCGGCCGCACTAGATCCAAACAAATCACCACCCATAGCATCAAAGCCGTCAAGTGATTTAGTTAGAGCAGTTTTGTCACGTCCAAAACCAATTGATCCCATCTTGTGTGATAGTCCAACAACGGCAGTACGATCACCAAGGCTACTGGCCGCTGGAGCATCTACACCAACATTGGTTTCAACAACGGCAAATGCTGTTAACCCATTACCGATAGCATCAGATGCTTTGAAGCCGATACGACTTTTGTCATTGGTTAAAGATGTTACAGATGCTGCTGTGCCAACAGTAGATGATTCTTCATAGACACGAGCCATTCCGTAAACGGAGACATCGGCTTGGGCGAATCCCATAAGACCGATTGATAATGCAAATATTGCAAGTTTTTTCATATTAAATTTCCTTAAGTTTTATATAGCCAATTGACCATACTATATTATATATCTCTTTTAGACAGAGGTCAAGAAAAAAGGCTAAGTTAATAGCCTTTTTCCTCGGTGTTTATCTCACGATAACGGTCCATGGCCTTTGCACGAGCAATGGCTAATCTTACTAATACATAATCAGATAACTCATCATCTTGATTATGACATCGATCATCACATGGAATTAGAGTTGGACGACGATATGCGATCTGAAGATCTGGAAAGTCCTCAAGTGCATCATCGTCGTCATCATCCAATTCGGATGAATTACTTCTTTGCAGGCTCAGTTGTCTTTGCTGCGTCCTTGGTAGCAGGTGCTTCACTTTTGACAGGCGTTGCCTCGGCTTTCTTAGCCTCTACTTTGCAATGTTTGTCTTTAGCAGGATCACACTTGGCTGGAGCAGCAGCGGCACTAGCAGCAGGTGCTGGAGCAGCAGCAGGTGTAGCAGTCTTAGCAGGCTCAGTGGCGAAAGCAGCGGTTGCTACCAAAGTAGCGATAAGAGTAGCGATTGTTTTCATTTGAAGTTTCCTTTAGAGTTAATGAAATTTATGCTTGACATTATCAACTCGACGACATGGTCCAGATCGCCTTTCATCACAATTGGATAATCTCCAATCATAACTAGTGGGCAAATATTGTTCCAAAAACGGTTCAGTTTTATCCTCTACCGGTTTATCGTAGTCAAGTTGTTTTTTGTCTTGCATATATATATAACGCGGTAGCACAACAAAAAGTTTACAAGAATCAAAAAGAAACCCGCCGAAGCGGGTTCTGGTTGTTTTGGTAATAAGGTATTTCCTACCTCACCAAAGCCTAAGCGGCCATGGAATATAACTCGTCGTTTGCCTTTAGTTTGATTTGCTTGATTAACGGTCATCGCCTACCGAGTTGCCGTCGCTGACTATTTGCCCAATCGATTACCAGAGCAGGCCCATCATAAAAACACAATACCAAAGTAAATTTATACGGAATACCATAGTAAATTTATGTTCTTATGGTGGACCTGGCCGGATTCGAACCGGCTTCTTGAACACATCCTCTTTGAAGGAATTACAACTATTGCTTACAGTATATATTTATTCTTTAAGTTTGTCAACAAAAATAGGATTCACGTCTTTAATTAAAAGTATCAGGTGTTACACTGTTATCAAATCTTAGACTGATAGCTAACCTAGTTTCAAAACTGAAATTATTTACAGAATGAAAGATTTGAGTATTGAATATTAAAGGTCGATCTAATGTATAAGTTGCAATCACATCACACTCGACAACTTTTGCAATTTCGGCCATACTAGCACCCGGCATTGTTCTGCCATATAAACTATATAAAACTGACTTATTTTTTTTAATATTATATAAATTCGTTTCACTGGTTTCACAATTTTGAAGTGGAATGTTTAAAGCATAATAAGAAGCATTAGTATCTATGGTATCCTTGTGACAATATTTCTGTATATAATTACCCTTTGATACCGCAAGGCCTGCACCTATTACTTTTTGACCTCCAACATTTGGTATTTTAATTTTTAGTATCTGAAAAAATTCATAATCTTGTAAGTTCTTTTTTAATTTTTTTAGATATATATCTTTAATTTCATCAACTAATTCACTATCAATATCAACATATTTCCAAAGGAATGGTTCTTCAATATGTAATGGAGTAGGACTTAAATAATTTTTTATTTTATGATAAAATGACATTTTTTATATCACAGTTACTTTGGTATTATTTTGTGCAATAATAGTTTCCATATCAGCAACACATCCATGAAAGTCCTCTTCGATTTCTTTTAATCTTTCTGATGAAATATTTGAAATTTCAAAAATCTTTTGATGACGATCAAACAAATACCTGGTGTCATGATTCCAAGGATGAAAATCTGTTTTAAACAATGAACACCAAGGTACTACAGTTTTCCAAAATAAACCATCAAGTCCAAAAAAGAAACTCATACCATCTTTAAGAGTACGCCATTTCCACAGTTGTTTGTCTCTATTTAAAAAAGTAAATGTATATTGTATAACAGTTGAGTGAAATCTAATACCTTGAATAATATGAGCCAGGTTGAGTTTCCATTTTTTTCGATTAAATTTTTCTTTAGTATCAATCCACATATCCATGGAAGTACCTTTATGTTCAAGTTCTTCTAGACTGTGCCATACCCATGCTTGTCTAAAATGTGGATGCATCTGTTCTAGTAGATAAGGACGCTCTAATATGTATTCTAAAAAACAAACTGCGGTATGTTCACCAGCAACAATTACTGGAAGCCAAAAAACAGGTCCTAATAATTTATCTGCTCTTTTTTTAGCATTTGTTAAATTAACTAACCATTTTGAAGATAATTCAAAAGAAGGCAAATCAATACTTTCCAACCAAAAATTATACTTTTTATGTGAATAACTATGCCAGTTTTCTTGAGCAATCATATCATTGATTTGATTTTTTAATTCAGTATCTTGTAAATGTTTCTGTGTTTCTTTTAATGTATGAATTACTACCAATTCAGAAACAGGTATCATTATACTAAGTGCATTCATAAAATGAGTTTTAAATGGACTATTATCAAACCAATATTTTGGTAACACTTGATCCCAGTTTTGTTTTAATGGTTGTGATTTATATTCAATTTTCATTTTATTGTCTTATAAGTTATATATTTTACTTTAAAAAATTTATATAGTCGCACTCCTATATACAGTTTAATAAACTGCCATATAGCAAATAATGTAAGTAACATTTTAATAATCTTTTAATATTGCTCTGAATATATAAACTTTGCAAGAATCTGTTGCAGTAATTTTGGCATCATTATTCTCTAAAGCAAATAGCTCACTTTCTGTGCAAATTATATCATTTAGTGTGTACCTTGTACCATGTATGTAAATTAAACATCCCTTAGTAATATCTGAAGAGTTTCCTGCGGCTATATCCGTAATTGATGCATTAAGTGAATAAGTTGCTATTAACGTTTGTACACAATAATCACGAGTATCATCTTGTAAAATTGTAACTCTAAAGTGTTTTTTGCCTGCAATTATTGGACCAGGCGCTATTAACGAAGGTGCATAATATACTTCCGTTGTTTGTTCTGTATCTGGGAATTCAATCTTTTTACCACCTTTAAAAGTAAAAGTCTTAATATTGCCATTTTCTAAAATGGGATTTGAAAAAGTAGATTCAAAAACTTCACCAGCGGATGAATATATCGTTTCAATTACCGATAACTTTAAATTTGAAAATGCATTTGCTACTTTAACAGTACGTGTCATTTTTATATATTCCTAACTTTTGTTGTAGATGGATCATTAACCATATTGCCTGAATAGTTAAGTGAAGAATACTTTAAAGGTGGTGCATTTGAAACCATATCTTTTTTTTCACTTATTGCTCCGTGACCTGCAACAAATTGACCATCAAAATAATAACAATTTATTGTACCATTTCTAACCTCAACTCTTATACTAGAGTCAAGTACTTTACTGGTTTCAATATAATATCCATCTTGACTTAATTTATTTGATTGTTGATAACTTAAATATATTTCTTCAACTTCATCATGAATAACATTAGTAGGTAACTCTTTAATAATTTTAACACGTTCTTCAAATAAAGGGTTTTGATTTAAATGTTGTTCTAGTCTGGCTTGATAATGAATATCTTCAATATCTATATTTGATTCATTTGTTGTCATATTTTATCCCCAACTTGCTTTAATCCAAACCGGCTGTCTATAGTTTACTACTCCTTGCATATCGCGTTCGCCGGGGTTAGACTCGCCGAACGCCATACGTAAATCACCAGTCAGAACATCCCAAGTATCAATACTTATACCCTGGCCACTGTAAGAACTATTATAACTTAAATATACACCTCCGTTATAGGCCACTGTAGATGGAAAAGTAGTAATACCAGCACTATGATACAATTGTCCATGATAGGCTTCGTAGTCATTAGTAAAATAGATTCCAAACTGGTCACTAAAATACTCACTTAATGATCCGTGTCTTGGTTCAGCAGGATAATAATTATTATTTTTGTCGTAACCCGCAGGCAGCGCATCGGTAGAATACATTGTATTATTGTACGTACTGCCATTATAATTAAAAGTACTAAAACCCCCTATAACGGGAGTTTGTGTTCCTACCCGAAAGTTGTAAGCCGCTGATAAACCATTATAAATTGTAGTTCTGGGATAAGAAACGGCATCAACTCGACTCCAAACATTGAAAACACTTTTATCAAAAGCACCAGTATTTTGTGTACCAAATGAACTAGCAGCACCTGCACCACCTATGGTAACATCATAAGATGTACCTGGGGTTGTTGCATAGGTTACAGCATGGTATCCATCATTGTCATACCATTCTAGGGTTATTGCTGTATAACCATATTTTCCAGTAAACGTACCAGACGCATAAAAGAATTGTGAACCAGCAGCTTCTTTCTGTCTGGCTCCGAAAAATTTGATTACACTTATTGGACCAGAACTTGGTATATTTATAGCTACAGATTGTCTGGTTGTCAATGGTATAAAACCCTGAGTTCCTGCCGGCACATAATTATTAGCAGCACCGGCATAGTATTCACTTAGGCTGATGTCACCACCACCTCCGAACTCTCCCTGAATCTGGCTAAAAGCTAATGAAGTAGGATATAGCGGTAGTGTCATATAGTTGAAAAAATTAATTACTAACTATTTATGCATAGTATACAATCAGTTAAGTTCTTTTTTTCAATATTCCTACATCGTTGGTAAAATTTTTTAGTCTTCTCGCATATAATTCAACACCATGCCTTGACCATATTGGGCTTCGGCAATCATTTTAGCCTGCCAGTCGTTGTCAGCATTAACAATAACATTGGCGGTTTGATAAGGATTCAAACGAACCCAAACTTTATATCGGTACATAGCAGACTCCTTTGTGTTGTTAAGCGTTAATTATAACATGGTTTTACCAGTTTGTCAACCATAATTTACCCAAAAAGTGGAGAAATCTGCAAGAATTGGCTTCTCCTGCCTCCCGGACTTGCACCTTCCAAAATGCTATGCATTATGCCCTTGCAGACTATAATACTTATGATTTTTTTATACGCCAGCAACTGACCCAATTTGCGTTACTTGCAGCGGTACCACCTGGATATGAAATGGTGATATCTCCATCATCTGGATTGTTCTTCCCGCCGCTTGGAGTTTGATTTCCACCGACAAAACTGTATTTTCCATTTGCAGCGGTATAAACAAAATTCACATGCCTATAACTCCAAAATGCAATATCGCCTGGTTGTGCTTCTGCTTTGGGTACTTGTACTGCCCCCCACTTTTCTGGATTACTAGTGATAAGTGCTGCACTGGCTGTTTGAACATATTTGTATCCAGAATTTTTAAGAGCATAATTAACAAAGCCCATACACCATGCAGTTTGATCTGTTGTCCAAGGATTGCTAGCAGGATATCCAAGATTAGTCCATATCCCAGTTATCTTAGTATTACTTGCATTACCACCTTGACCTGTTTCTCTCCATGTACCAGATCCTGCCTCTAATACTCTTGCTTGTAAGAATGGTATGAGATCCGATGCGGTTGGATCAGATGCCACTGTTCCAGTTGATACAGCAGCAGGATTGGATATTTCTGGAGTACCTGCATAGTTACCTTTAACACCATCCGCAGCCGCTTCTGGTTTATAATAGGTATTAGGTTGTCCAGTTTGAGCAGCAACATAATTATTAACTAATGTTACTGCCGAAGTTTGGTCTCCTTCGGGAATATAAATTGAAACAGATACTGACGATATTCCAAAAGTTCCCGGTGCTTTCCCTACAAATACATTAGGACTTCCTGATGTTATTGCACCGCCATCTGTAGAATCAGTAACTCTAGCAACAGGAATATTAGCAATAAAAACACTATCAGACCCCTCATTAATTTTTGCTGGATGATCAACACATATACGACCCGACGGTATGGTATGTGCAGCAGTAGGATTATCTTTACATTCTATTCCTAAATTATTTGCATAAACTTTAGCCGTAGCACCAGTTGGACCAATTACAGTTGTTGTCCCATCACACCCGTGTCCTGTAGTTGTTGGATCACCAAATCTAGCCACCGGCTGATCTACCGCCATATATTATCCCCTTGGATAATATTTATCGTAATGCTATATCAGTGGTACTGTCTCTATATTGATCAGCAGCCTCATGCTTGCTGGTCATTATGGCAAATATATGTGACTTGTTTAAAGTTACTTCTTTACCATTGCCAAGAAACATCCAAGGCATTAATCCAACACCTTGACCATTAAGTGTAACGCACATTGGTTTAACAATTTTAATTATGTCAGCAGTTTCACTTTCAAAACGTGCAATTAATTCTTCACCGTTAATTAGTTTTAAACTAACAACATCAGCAGTGGTAAATCCTCTTTCTATTAACATTTTATTCCTTTTCTTCTTTGGGTAATTCGCACAACTTTTCCAGCATCTTATAGTGGTTGTAGGCTTTCTTTAACGCTTCAAAGTGTTCTAACTTAGCCGGGTCTGGTACAAGTATAGCAAGACGCTTGGATATTGTTTCCATAAACTCACCGAGATCCTGGCCATTTACTTTAACCTTGCCTTCGAACTCTGCATCACCTTTTACATTTAATGATGATTGATGATTATTAGTCATAGTAAGGTTTTGCCAAGGTGATGTGCTGTTGGTGGTATAATAAGTTCCACCACTACCGCTTGTTCCTAAACCTACATTAAGACTAGGATATGGACCACTAGTTAAGTTTGCTGTTAGATAGGGTGGTATCGACAACTTATCCAATGTGATGGTATTGATTGTGTCGTTGTCAAGTGGAACAATCTCTATATTTTTTGTCATTTTAGATATTCCCTGAGCTCATTGAATCCACCTACATGAGCACCTTCAATAAAGATTTGTGGAACACTGCGAGCATTAGGTACTTCTTCAAATAATTCTTCTTTAGAGTATCCGTCGCCAATCTTACGTTCTTCAATTTGATAACCTTTGGAAATTAGTAATGCATGGGCTTGATCACAATTAGTACAATTGTACTTACTCCATAATATTGCTTTCATTTTTATTATCCTCTTCTATTGATTGCTGAGGTTATTTGATTAACCTCTTGCCGTCTACGGCCATTTTCTCTTTCTAATAAACTAATACGTTGGTTTAACTCTTGATTCTGTTTGATCAATTGCTCAACCTGCTGTTCAAGTTTTTTAATTTTATCAGCTTCAGTGGACATTATAGATCCGGTAGGTCATCATAGGTAACACTATCTGACATTACCCCAATTACATAATTTGTACTTTCAGTTTCCTGTAATGCACTTTGCTTCTTACCAATGTTAACATGTTTGTTAAACCATGGAATAGGACTGCTACGTGGATGCTCTTCAGCATACTTAATACCAATGTCTTTTAAACGTGTAAATGCTGTATAGTCTACAAAGTCTTTTAGAATAGTAGCATTGAGACCAATGACTGGTCCTTTCTTGAACAAGTAATCTGCCCAAGCCTTTTCTTCAGCAATAACTTCCATATACATTGCGTATACTTCTTCTGCACATTCTTCTTCAAGTGCAACAAAGTCCTCGTCATCCTTGACTACATTGTTGATCAACCAAGCGGTCCATTCTGCATGGAGGAGTTCGTCTTGGAGGATGAGACTAATGATGTTTCCGTTGCCGATGTAGATTTTGTTTTCGACCATTGCCAACGATGTTGCGAATGATACCATGAAGCGGAATGCCTCGAGTGCATAGCTTGCATGTAATGCCAACCAAATTGCCCGCTTGTGAGTGTGGAGATCAATTTCTTCACCCATTTCTTTACGGCAGTTAAGTAAGTGTAGGTTTTCATAATGGCGTCCTATGTTAGCAGCCATTTCAACAATTTCCTTAGTGTCGTGGATCTTGTTGAATTCATCCTTGGGCACACTATAGATGTTTCTAATAATGTGGCTGTATGATTTGCTGTGTATGCTGGTTTCGAAAAAACTCCATGTCAATGCAAGTGCTTCGAGTTCAGGCAAACTAGATACTGGTCCAAAGATTTGAAATGGTGCTCGACCTTGAATACTATCCAATGCAGTTTGTCTTAATAGATTACTAGTGAAGATATGTTTAACAGCATCACTGGCATCTTTGTGATCCATTTTGTCTTTGGTGAGACTAATCTCTTCAGGCACCCAAAAGAATCCGCGGGCGAGCTCTTCGTACTTTTGTAATTTTTGATATTTAACTTCTTCAAAACGCTGTACTGTAACTGGACCCGCTGGATCCAAAAACATTTTACGTTTGAGATAGTTTGTTTGTTTGCTTAAATTGTATTGTTCTTTTGACATATTATTATCTTTTATTTGAAATATCTTTTCTACCTTTTACATGCGTGGCATATTTAACAATTATAGGATTTGCTCCAAACTCACGATCATGTCTCTCATTAGCCTCTTTAATCATTTTTTTTTGATCAGCAATTTTTTTCTTGTTACTCTGTTGTTTCATAATTTGCAGGCCTCACAATCTTCTTCATCACTGTATATGGTAACAGGTTCTAATGCTACTAATCTATCACTCTGTGTCATTAATATATTCTTACTACCCACTTTGTCTATTAGGCTATAATACAAAGTTTTGATTCCCCATTTGTAGGCCAACATTAAATTCTTAGCAATTAGAGTGCCCGGGACTTTGCCATCTTTAAAATGTCTTGGACTATAGAATGTATTAGTACTTAGACTTTGATCAATGTATGCTGCTAGTACCGCTGATGTTTTTAAGTAATCAACACAGTCGGTTTGTTCCCACATTAGTTGATATCGATTCTTTAAGCGTCGATATTCTGGAACAACTTGTGTAAATGATCCTGCTTTACTTTCTTTAACACTGATCAGTTCCATGGGCATTTCAATACCGTTTGTAGAATTTAATACAACACTACTAGACTCAACGGGAGCAACTGCCATAAGTGTAGCATTACGTATTCCGTATTTTTTCATACGTTCACGCAATGGTTCCCAATCTATACTAGGTGTAAAATCTGTAAGTTCATTGACACCGTTGGCTCTACGTTCCCAAGGAAATATTCCCTTACCGTAGTAAGTATGTTCGCTACGCTTACATGGGCCACGCTCTTGGGCCAGTTCCACACTTGCTTCGGTAAGGTAATATGCTTGGTGTTCCATCCAGCGTTTAACTTCTGCCAGTGCATCTGCTTCACCATATTTAAAACTTTTACGTGCATGCCAGTAGGCCAAGTTTGTAATGCCAACACCGAGAGGTTCAAAATCTTCATTGGCTAATTTACTTTGTATGCTTAGGAAGTCTTGATATTGTAACAAGTTACTTAGACTACGAACTAATACACGACACGCTTTACGCATCTCTTGTGGGTTACGGAAAGCACCCCAATTTATGGACCCAAGAGTACAAAGAGCAATGCGTCCCTCTGGATCTTCAATTCTTTGGAAAGGCTTTGTGGGTAAAAGTATTTCTTGGCATAGATTTGATTGATATATTGGGTCAAGCTGTGTATCAAACGGGCCCTGGTTGATAACGTTGTCAATGTTGACAAGGTAGATGCGCCCAGTATCAGTACGTTCTTTAAGTATACCATTTTTGAATATTTCATCTGCCGATATGCTTTTCTTTTTAATTGTCGGATGCTTTTCATAATTTAAGTATAGTTTTTCAAATTCTTCGCTGTTGCGATAGTATGCTTCGTAAAGGTCCGGAACATCATGTGGATCAAACAATGTCATCATTTGTCCATTTTTATAACGATTCCAAAACATCTTGTTAACTACCACGCTGTAATCCATTTGACGTACACGGGTTTCGTCTGTACCTTGATTATTTTTTAATACAATAAGGTCTTCAAATTGATAATGCCAGACAGGAAATGTTACTGTACAACTTGCATTACGAATACCACCTTGGCTACAACTACGCAGATCCGCAAACCATTTCTTTAAGAAAGGTATCATACCTGTATGTTTGATTTCACCATTACGAATAGGAGCACCTAATGGGCGAATGCGTCCAATCTCTAATCCAATGCCAGCACGTTTACTAGCATACTTGGCCATCATTTCACCACTAGCAAAGATACTGTCCAAAGTATCATCACTGCTGATAAGCACACAACTTGAAAACTGTTTGGTAGTTGTGCCAAGTCCGGCAAGAACAGGAGTAGCAAGAGTGAAATGGCCTGCACTAGCACATTCGTAATATTCTTTAACATATTTTAATCTTGATTCTTTTGGCTCATTGTGGAATGCTGTAGCAGAGGCAACAGCATAACGTACCTGAGGAGTCTCAAATATCTGTCCAGTGGCACGATTTTGTACTAGATATTTTTCACATAACTGCGCTATGGCGGCATAGGTGTATGTTTCGTCTTTATCATGATCAATAAACAGATCAATAATATCCCATTCTTCTTTAGAATACCAATCTAATAGTTCACTAGTATACATACCCAACTCAACATTTTTCTTTACAATGTCATATAAAGAAGGAGGACCATATTGTCCATAAACTTCTTTACGTAACATACTAACACGTTGTTTGCCTGCTACATATTGATAGTTTACATTATTAATTTCTGGATTTTCTGTTTCGTCAACCAAGTCCACCATGGCCTTGAGTAATAATTCATCTATGGTTTTAGTAGTCATGCCGTCATGTAGTTCTATCTGAGCTTTAATTTCAATCATGCTAGGACTAACTCCGTCGATACCTTTACAAGAATATGCTACTTGTCTTTGAATCTTTTCTATGTCCATGGATACACGGCTACCATTACGCTTTACTACTGTTATCATTCTTATACCTTTTTATGTCTTAGGTGATATTTACCTGGGCCCTGCAATTTCAATTAGATTTTCAAGTTTAAATCCATTGGTTAATTCTTCAACGGAAACAGGCCCGTTATCATTATAGTTTAACACCCAAACATCATCTACACATACTACATTATACTCTTTTGTACGATTAGAGTCAACGAGTGTTTTAAGTTCTATCTTACTATTTTGATATTTTTTTGTCAATTTCAATGTCCAACTGATCATTAGTGCCTTGGTAAAATCATCATACCTATTTGTTTCAATAATTTCCCAAGGGGTTGGCCAGCTTTTTTGATGATAAGGATCAATATTTCTATTGTGTGGAACGAACGGTGCGGCTTGCCAAAAATCCCAAACTGCTTGTAAGGGCTCACTGCTATGGTCTAAGTCTCGCCTATGTTCAATCCATTCTGTTAGTCTTGCATCAACAGGTTGGTTAAACATATTTTAGATCATTAGGTTAGTTTGAAATTCTAGTGTAAGTTCGTTAAGTAAAGTTAATAAACTTAGTTCATAATAACTACGTGAACCAGCAACAGCTAAATTCCATTTAATGTCACCTTCCCCAAAGATGTAAGTATATTCATCTAAAATATTGGTATCATTTGGAGTATCGCCTGGCTGTAGATATATATTAAGTTTTCCAATTCTATCAATGGTATATGCGCCCGGACTACCTTTAGTTAACTTATAATTAACAGTTAAATTTTGTGATGATCCAGTTATAGGTAATCTAAGTATAACAGTTGCTCCTGCATATATAGAAAAAGTTTTAACTGATAAATCATTAATAACAGCAGGACCAGCAATAAATGGTACATAATTAACATCAATATTTCCAAAATTTGTATCTTGGTATTCTTGTCTATCAAACCAATCGTTCATGCTTACGTCACCGTTACCTAATGTAATTACAGAAGTACCGGTTGTACTAGTTCTACCATAGTTAAGATTACCTACATTATAATAACGATTATTCATAATAACATTATCAGTAGTATAACCGTTAGCACTATCTCCAACGTATATAGCCTGTTGATTAATTTTTACAAATCTATTATTTAAAATGCGAGCACCACGGGGACCAGTTGTTGCTTCTTCGTCTATTTCAGAGTTAAATGAAATTCCTCTCACAGAGTTATAAAATTGAGAATTTTGTATAACAGGATTTATAATATCAAAATTTGATATAACACAATGATAAAATCCATCAAATTCACAATTATCAATCAATGTATTATTAGAAGATACTGTTAAATTTTCAGCACCGGCATATCCCCTAATAGTAATACCACTATGTCCTGGATCTATATTATCACCTATATAATGATTGCCTGCAAATTTAACATCTCTAAACGTAGCATTTTCAGAACAGTCTAAACTTACTAACGGCAAACAATTAGCCACACCAATATCTGGAGAATATCGTATAGTTAAACTTTGTACATGAAGATAATTCGGCTGTGCTGGACCCGAGGACATATTGCCTGTATCAAATGTTACCCTGTTTGTATAGATATTATTTGTATCCGCATCTATTGTTTGAATAGCAGAACTATTTGTACCTTTTAAATTAATAATAGTCTTACCAATTCCGTCACCAACTATTGTTGTATAAGCTGGAACAAGTATAGGTTGATCTATGTTGTAAACACCTGCTGGAAAATATAATACCTTGGCAGTATATGTTCCAAAGTACGTAGTATTTTTTAATGGATCAAGAAATAAATGATCAATAGCAGCCTGAATTAATTCTGATTCAATAATAGCACCGCCCTGCCCAATTACACCAAAATCCCTAATACTAACAAAATCATCTATTTTTCTATTAATGTCTCTTACATATGCAATACCTGTGACTGGATGAGCAGTAATAGGAGGATCTGTATCATTACGATAGGTATAATTAGCTGCAATAGATGAATCAAAAAGATTTGATACTATCAAATCATTTTCAGTTAGAATTCTAACATTGGCATCTCTAGCACCGCCGTCGTCTCTTCTTAAGCCGATGTATAAATGCTCAGTATCAGCCGCCCAACCAAATTCTCCACCAGCTAATGCTGGTATACCAGTTTGATTTTCTTGTCCTCTTCGGACTTGAATTTTTGAGATCTCAACCACAGCCATAATAATATCCCTCGCTATGGGATATTTATCATGAAAGGGCTACTTAGTTAGGGCGTAGTATTCTTCAACTTTGTTTAACCAAGCGTCTTGCCACTTGTTAAAATCTTTAGGTTCTAGTGTAAATTGTTGATATTGTAAATCTCTACTACACATGAAAATATGTCCTTCTCTAATGTCAGTACCGTAAACTTCATTATGTGCTAATATATAGGCCATAAGTTGAATGTAATAGTCGTCTACCCATTCTGCTTTCTTAGGCTTGTTGGTTTGTTTGTGGTCAGCAATACACGGATTACCTTGATAAACACCAATCAAGTCGGTAGTACCACTATATAGGCCGGGAAAGTAAAGACTTTGTTCCATGGCCCAAACTTCACTCATTTTACTAAGACCGTTTTCAATAATGATGTCGGCCATTTTGTTAGCCTGTACATGTACAGGATTACTACCAGGTTGACGTTGTTCTCCAATTAAGAAACGTTCTAAATTGGCATGCATAGCAGTTCCTACCCCAGCAGCCTCTGTAGTAATTTGTTGTGCTTTATCATGCCCGATACGATTACGCCATGCATTAAGATGAGTTTGATCTTTAGTAGCACCTAAGATAGTGGTTACACTAGGTAACTTTTCACCATCGGGTGTTCGATAAACTCTTTTTCGAGTTATTGGGTCATTGATCTGTACACAATTTTTATATTGAAATCTTTCAACAAAGGGAGGTGGATTGTAAGTTGTTGTCATATAGTATTAATTATAATATCATGTTTAGGTATAGTCAAGTTTTAGAAAAATAAATAATTTTATGATAGCAATTACCGTTTCAACTAATTATCACGATTTAATACCAGTTATACTAGAGTCAAATGAAAGACATTTTAAACATTGGTATTGGGTCACTAATCCTAATGATCAAGCAACTATAGATCAAATTCCTAAAACTGATAATCATACAGTATTATTTTGGAATTTTAATAATAATGGTGCAGCATTTGACAAAGGCGGTGCTTTAAAAATGGCACAAGAGTTAGCATTCAAGGAATATCCAGATGAATGGTATTTAAATATTGATTCAGATATTGCACTTTGTTCAGATTTTTCTATTGATACCAGTAAGTTAGATCCAAATAAATTATACGGTGCAGGATACAGACATTATTTTTATACCAAAGAAAATTTTAATAATGATCAGACAGATGATCAGACCAAAAATAATTGGCCATGGGGATTTTTTCAATTATATAAGGTAAAAAATTATTATACCAATTCTAATGATTGTAGTATGTGTGATGATAGATTTATAATATGCTGGGGAAATACTCATGAGATTAGAGAACAAAATATAGTTATGTTAGAAAATGTAATATGTAAACATTTAGGAAAAAATAACCAACATTGGCAAGGCACCAGAAAACCTGGTAGAGATTTCCTATAATAAAAATTATTTGGTTATAGTTTTGGCATTCTTAGATGCCATGGTGTCAATTGCAGGGCTAGGACCACTTGTTGATTGAGCTTTATCTTTATTAGGATTTTTTGCTGTGGTTTTAACTATTACAGATCCGTCATCCAACACACTGTCAATAACTGCTTTAGCGCCGGGAACTGTTTCGACCCATTTACGTATTCCATCTATGGTGCTAATACCTAAATCGAATTGATCTAACAGATTAATCATTGTAGAAAAAGGAACAGTTAAAGACTTACCCGTTCTCGCAGACCCTGGTTTATTGGCATTACTTTGTAGAATCCTCAGAACGTCGCTTGCGGATCCAAGATCTACTTCAAATAATTTCATTTACTTTGCCAATGAGGACATGATGTTATGTGATTCGGCTAGTTTGCGAGCAAACCTGCTTTCACGCATTTCACGACCTGTTGTCCCCATACCTGCTGCTGCATCTGCCGCACCAAATTCATCACCGGCTGGTGCTGGATTCATCTCGTCGGGTGCGCTCATATCCATTCCTGGTTCTGGAGGCATTTCTGGTTCCATACCCATACTAACTTCTGCTGTAGCTTCACCTGCTAATGTTGCAACCGCTCCACTGACTGCTTCACGTTGTTGAGTTAGTGTCTCAAGTGTAGAACTCAATGCTGGTCCAACTGCGGCCTTGAATGCTTCTGCTTCTTGTGCTCCAAAGTCTGCTTTGATAGCATCTGCTAATTCAATCATTGTCTTAGTTTGATATTGACCAACACGTTGCATCCAACTGGTAAAGTCATTAACCATATCACCTGCTGCGGTAATAGCCTTAGCTTTACCTTCTTCGTCTTCTTGCAATAGATAGCCTAAACTTTCATTAACAAATTGAACATTATGTTTGAATTGGTTAAAAGACTCTTTAACTTTCTTTTTCTCATCTTTTTTAGCAAAAGGATTTACACCTTTCTTAGGTGCTGCACCTTTCTTCTTTGTATCGTGTGGACCTTTACCATCTTCTGCAGAGTCAGGGATGTTGTTGTTATTTTTATCAGGCTTAGATTGCTTGGCTTCGTACATACCAGCACACTCTTTACATCCTTTGGTCATTTTAGTATGACCTTTTGAACATGATTTGCCTTCTTCAAGATCTTTGTCTTTCTCTTTCTCTTGAGCTTGATTACCATAGCTTGTACCTTTAACTCGGGTAACACCACTGGATTTTTCTTTCTTGTCTTTATAAGAAGGACTCATTGGATCATCCCGATCTGCCTGCTGTTGAGCAACACGAGCTTTTGCATCGTCTCCCTGCGCTTCTTTCATACCATGCACTGGACACTTTTCTTTACCCTTGGTAGAGCAGCAGCACTTCTTGCTCATTGCTTCTTTAAAGTTATCACTAGTTGCCTTAGCAATGGCCTTCTTCTTAGGAACGCCGCCTGCTGTCATGCGGGCAACTTGAACATCGTCAAAGTTTTTCTTGCCGTCACCAGTTCGGTCTTTGTTCTTGGCCTCACTTAATTGATCCATTTTGTCACGTAGTTTTTTGATGTCTTCGCCTAGCATTTCTTTAATCCTTGTGTTTAGCAAGTCCAACATGGCCTTGTCTTTTTGATATGTTTCGTTGGTTAGCAAATCATTGATGCCTGCTGAACCCTCTTGTTGGAAAACGCGGGTACGTAATTTATTACGCATATCTTCTAGCTGTTCTCTTGAATAGTTTTCTAACTTAACTCGTACACCGAACATCTTGTTCATGTTTTCGTTTAGTTTGGTACTGGTCAGCGGAGAGTTAAAATCACTTGTTTTCATAGTTAATCCCGGAAAGATTGATAATATTATTTAGCTAAACTGCATAAGTTTATTAAAACTTCTCATTACGGTTTTCATGTGTTGTTCCTTCTTATACCTATCAATTTTTGCTTTGGTATACATAACATCAGCACGATCTATCATCTTAGTTTTTATATTCTTGTCAGCTAATTTAGTATGTAGTTCTTCATTGAACAATGAATATCCGTAGCCTGTATCAGCATCGACAACATCATCATCGATATATTTGCCTAGTGCTAGTCTATTAGCTATTACTGCTGCTGTTTGTGGGAGATTAATTCTGTCTAGGATTACTTCTTTTTCAAAGTCTAAAATGCAATAAAACCCATCTTTTTTTCGTTTAATTGCGTAGTTTCCTACATTAATAACACCATCCTTGCCCTTTATAGGCACTACTACACCTTGCTGTAATAATTTTGATTTAGCGTCTTTGCTGAGTTTTTCTATTGCAGAATAAACATCATTAGGTAGTTGTTGTTTCATCTAGTTGTTTTACCATTGTTCGGTTATCTTTACTTATCGAGTAAATTCCCTTGCGTACAAGGTTTTGAGCAAGCCATAACTCGTGCTCATCCAAACTGGTTATAGATATATTATCTTTATGTTTATGGACAAAAGATTGTTCTTCATTGGTGAGAACAATGTGCATCCCTGATAATAACTGACCTATTTTCATACTTTTGGTGGTTGTTGCATTTGCTGCTGCATCTGCTGTTGTTGTTGTTTGAGTGCTATAATTTGTGCAGCAATTTTGTCAAGGTCAGTCATTGTATCTTTCATACCTTGCTGTAGTGCAGGATTAGGTACAGGTGCTGTAGGAGGTGCTCCTGTTGCTGGTGCTGCGGGTGGTGTTCCAGGTGTCGGCGCTGTAGTAGGTGCTCCAGTTGCTGGTGCTGGTGTAGCAGGTGCTGTTCCTGTTGCCGGCGGCGTTTGACCGGGTGATTGGTTAGGAGGAATATTTGGTTTAGCAACAGGTTGTGTACTTGACCCAACTGGTACTGCTTCAACTAATTCTTTTATACGCATATTATTTTAAAATGCCTATTAATGTTTCGGCATGTCCAGATATCCATCCTAACGCTGCTAATGCTCCTGCACTAAGATACACCCATTTAGTTTTAAATTGTTCAAGGGCTTTAATTTTACTGGCCATATCACTATGTTGATCAACATTTGCTGTATGCATTACAGTAAGTTGATCCATGATACTATCGCGAGTACGATCTAGGCAGTCATGCATTTCCTTGACATCTGTTTTGAGATCATCAATCTTTTCTTCTATGTTATCTACTTTTGTTTCTAGTACGCTAACACGTTCTGGAACGGTTGCTAGTGCTTCTCGGGCCATTTAAGCTATCTCCTTTAGGGTGTACGAATTTCCAACTTGTTGCCTAAATTGTGCCTTTGATTGCCTTGATAACTGTATTCTTGGAAGACGCATCTATTAGTTCGAAAATGGCCTTCTCGATATTTATCGTTTCTGTTAACTTTTCAACAACCGGAACTCCATGTACATCTTCGAGTAAACATCCTATATCATTATCATCGTTAGCATAGGCTCCTGATCTATCAGGACTAAATTTAAAAGTCCACACAGCATGTTTACCTTTATACTTAGAACCAAATCCTTGATCTTTAACATCTATTACTTGCAGCTCAGGTGAAAAATCATAAGAAATAATTGATCTAAGTTCTGCACATTGTTTTAATGTTGTGAAGTTTCTATGTTGATCCATTTCAAGTTGTGTGCCTTGATTGGGACGAGACACATTGGTGTTTGTTATATCTATTAAAGTTTTTATTTCAATGGTTTGCATAATATACCTATATAATATATTTATGTCGTAAAAAAAGGAAGTTAAAAAACTTCCTTCTTTATTCTTTAATTAATTTTAAAGAGCAACGCCGCGTATTTCTGATGCTACTGTGGTATTAGTATTGTCATAACCTTGTAATGCACCTGTACTAGTAGCAACCGCAACAATTGCTTGCTGGCATGCTAAAGCAAACGTTTCGTTGTCACCGTCGCCATCGTAGTCTGATGTACCAAAAGCACCGCCTAATGCTGCTACGGCAATAGTCAATGTTGTATTGCTAGTAGCATATCTAGGAGTACCAATAATTTCAATACTGGCTAATTTAGCAACAGCATCTAATGCCTGTACCACTGGACTTTGCACACCAGCAGTTGATCTTCCTAATTTTGCTGTTAGGTCTGCACTTGGAAAAGTGATAGTTATAAATTGTAATGTTACACCATTCTTATACGCTGGTGCAACTAATGTCTCATGTGTTTTTGTTATTCCTACCATTTTCTATCTCCCGAATGTTTATATTTAGTAAATTTACTCAAAGAAAAAGGGAGTTATTAAACTCCCTTTCTTATCACTAATTTTTAAATTATAGTACCATTGCTGCCACTGTGCAGCTAGCTAGGTTAACACCTTGTTTTGTTCCAGCAGCCTGAACTAAGCGTTGTAGGTAAGCAGCGAAGCTTTCGCTGTTTGTACCGTCCCACTTAGATGTACCAAAGTCGCCACCAGCTGCTGCTACTGCGAAACGTACATCACGTCCTGCGCCGCCGCCTGAACTTTCTCTAGTGCTCAAGTCCGAAATTGTACCTACCATTTCGATAGAACATGCTTGTTGAATAGCATGTAATGCTGTCGAAACTGGACTCTTAGCCTGCTCCGCTGTATATGTACCATCTAGAAACTTTGCGTTGTCTGTGGTTAATTTAGTAGCTACAGTGCTTGGGAATGATAATACAAACCATTGTAGTGATACACCATTCTTGAAAAAAGGTGCTACTGTTTGTGCATTTTTGTTAATTAATTGTGCCATTTTAAAATCTCCTAATCTTGTTTTTAAGTTTCCCCATGAAACTTATTATGTTTTTATTTATCTCAATTAGAAAAAAATTAACCAAATGGTCTATTAATCGTCGTTTTTAACATCACCTTCTATAACTATTAAATGTCGAGCAGTTTCTTTGTTATCTCTTAATCTACGTATACTACGGGTAAATTTGGCAGGATCACCACCTTTAATACTATTAATTAGTCTACGTTCTAATTCATAAGCATCTTCTGCGGAGAAGTTTTCCTTAATAAGTGCTAATAGATTGATTGCACTATCAATAACATGTGTAGCCCTAGCTTCAATTATGGCTTCACTGTTTTTCTTTTCCGATATGGAATTAAGTTCTTCTAATAGGCTGCGAGTTGCTTTTTTCAAGACGTTATCCTTGTTATTGATATTTAGTAGATTGTAACATAGATGTCTGGAAAAATAAAGACTTGCATTTTGTGCGGTTGCAGCATAAAATAGATAAGTATATTAGTAGAAACACTGAGTCTCTACAATATTTTAACAACAGGAGAAAAATATGTTAAGCCAACTAGCTGAATACTTCCACAAGATGTTTCAGAATTTCAGTAAGCCACAAACTTACAGTTCCGCATTAGAAGAATACATTGTCAGAAACGCACCACAAAACTCATGTGACGTAGATCGTCTAACTCGTCAATTTGATATGATGCATTCACGTAGAGGATGGTAATCATGAAAATATTAAAATCAATCTATAATTTTTTAGGTGACATGGGTAAGGCCCGTGCTGCTACACATCTTGCACAGCGTGGCGATCATAGAGGTGCCAAACGTCTTATGATGGAAGATTTTAAAGGCTGGATTTAATTGCTCATTAAATTTGCAATATAAATACTAATGCAGTACAATTACTGCTAGACACATACACAAGGAAATAAAAATGTTTAATAAAATGTTCGCACCATACCTAACGCTCGAAGCACATATCGAAGCGTTCCAAGAAACCAAACGAGGCCTAACAGACAAGATCATTACTGATCCTACGCTAAACAAGGCAGCACACGATTACATCGAAGCGCAGACTGAGTTTGCTAAAATGCTAGCACACAACTTTACTGACATCGCAAAGTATTCTATGGATGCCATTTCCGATAAATGGTTTCCTAAGAATGAAGAAGTGGTTGAGGCTAAAACTACACGTAGCAAGAAGGCTACTGCCTAAGACATACACACACAAGGAGAAAATTATGTCAACATTGAAAGCACCTGAAGTAAAATTCAACAAGAACGGTTACGAAATCCGTACAGACATTCTAGACATGGCCAAAGGACTAGTTAGTGAAGAATATCACTCTAAGTTCCGCGGATGGGAAATGTCAGTTGCTAAAGACGAAAAGACTGGCCAAGTAGTTACCCGTATAGACATGCCAGAGTTCCCAGGACTAGATAAAGTTCTAGAAACAGCAGAAAAAATGTATTCATTTGTTAATGCTAGTAATACTGCATCTAAAAAATAATATAATAAAAATATATAGGACGTAGTCCAGAAGCCTCGGCATTAGATCGAGGCTTTTTTACGGCTGTTTAGATTGGCTGACTACGTAGGAATTGCGGATGTTGCTTATTGAAGTGACGCATTATAACACCGGCAATCTCGTGTGCTTGATTTTCTTCAGGTGATCCTGTTTCACCACTATTATCATTAAGTTCATTACGCATATCTTGCCTAAAATGAACTAATTCATGTGCTACTGTACGTAAAACATCCACAGGATGGCGATTAAGTATAGCAACATGTAGAGTTTTTTCATCATTAACATACATACCAAAACTTGGTTGACCACCAGACTCTATTTCAGGTTCAAAGTTCATCTTAGGTAGTCTATCTATTTCTAAGATTTCCATGGCCAAGGGAAGAAACTTCTTGAACATATCAACAAATGTTTGTTTAGATTCTCTACCTTCAGTTAATAACTCTGTAATCTTCATACTGTATTTAGTGGGAGTTACTTTATCTCCCGTCAAGTACGCCTGACAGTTCAATTGCGCGGACGCCTGTGTGAGCAAGCTCACACCCGTGACGACAACGGTCCCTAAGGTGAGATCTACGCTGGACTATATGGATTACGGGGTCTGTCCGTGCCGTCGTCCTCCGGGTATACCGGATATTCATTATCAGTCGGCTGATTTGCATCGGGATCGTTTTGCATTAGTTAGTGCTCCGAAATCTACAGGCCATTCTTGTCCTGGGTTGAGTTCTTTGTATCCTGGTGGTAATGCATATGTTACACCTGCTTCAGTTTGAATTTGTGAAACAGGAATACGAAATGCTTTCAAATCATTACCTAAATTAGGATAAGGTGCAACATGGGGGAAACGCCATCCTGCAACTTCTTTGGTTGTGTTATTAACAACAATTTTATAATATCCATGAGGAACAATTATACCATTACCTATTACTTTATCTCCAGCACCGTAAAATGCACCAACAAAGATTGTAAATGGTTGATTTAACTGAACTGCCCAACCACGAACACTGGTTTCTAATAATTTCCAAATTCCTCTATTTAATGATCCTGCTTGTGGATACATATTGGTCATTAGGAATGATTCATACTCTACCTGCTGTGTCCAACTTAAATCGCCATCTGGTGCTGCGTGTCCTTTGTCGTAACCTGTACCAGCATAGTCATCTGGACGAGCACCACCCTGTACACTTTGATCTGCAACAAACGCATTGGTACGTGGCCAGCATCCTAACGCATTTTGTGGTAGTAATGTATACGCTACATATACGGGAATCTTAACAGGAGCATCATATGCTACTAAGTATGCTTCACGGCAAATTGGTTGTGCTGCTCTTTGTGTGGCTGCAAATCCGTAAGGGCTATGTACTTGACATGCACCCGGTGGTAGTGGAGCACGTTGGTCCCAGGCTTGAGCCAATCCTGCTACAAATAGCAGGGCAATAGTTAGTAGTTTTTTCATAGTAGTCCTTTGAACTACCATTATTTATGTTATCTACGCACGAAATGATAGTCCCCGTCTGGACCATTATTACTAAACAGCCCTAAACAATCGTAGCCTATTGAATCCATATAATCAATAACTGTATCTTTTAAAGGAGCACCTTTATTATATTCTACTATTTGTAATTCTAATATAATATGCTTGGCTGTTTTAATAGTTTCCTGAGCACCTTTGAGAACATCCAGTTCTGCACCTTGCACATCCATTTTAATTAAATCAGGTGGAGGGAATTTTTTAAGATTTACTATGGCATCCAAGGTAATGGTTCTAAGTTTTCTTAAATATTTGTCTGCATATAAATGTGCGGCTGCTGGTTGTATCTCTGCATTTTCTCTGTAATAACTATTGCCGCCTGGTGCGTTATCATTTTGATAGAAGTTTACTTCTTTGCCACTTGCATCACTTAATACCCCTATATGATATTGTATTCCTGCTTCTTGATATAAAAATTCATGTACATCTGCTGCTTCAAACGCAATTACTGTGGCTTCGGGCCAAATTGTTTTAACCCTATCAGTCCAATGTAATACACAAGCACCTACATCATATATTACCATCGGATCTACTCCATCATTTTTTAGTTTGTTTAGATATTCTATATGGTCAGGAGGAAATGGATATGGATCACGTAGCGCTCTTAAAAATTGTTTAATATCGATCACTTCGGATGTTGTGTTTATTACTGGAATAGCAGTATCTACATTAAATGTAAAACTTCCTGTATGTCTACATAATATGCTAGGATCTGCCCAAATTGTAAATCCATTGTCTCTTGCTTTTCTACAGAAATCAACATCTTCGGATACGGTATCATTTATGCTAATAGCACTATGATATTTAAACTGGGGATATCCTATTTTACGCATAACTTCTGCTTTAACAAGAGCACACCCAAACCCACACCCTGCAACTTCTACCAATGGTCTGCCTTTTAATTTTCCATAAGGCATATTTACAACTCCACCAGTTGGAGTATGTTCGTATATTTCTAAAATATGTTGCCCCGGTTTTCTTTGTATATATAATCCGCTCACAACATCTCGATCATGTGCTAACATTTTAGATAGTGTATCGGGTGCAAATGCAATATCACTATCTACTGAGAATAGATAATCATAACCTTTAACAACCCAGTCTGCAATTAGATTGCGTACCTGATCTACATTATATCCAAAGAAATATTGAAATGTTGTTTCATATCCATCGGGTACTATTAAGTCATATATACTTTTATATGTATCCGGCTCAATATTTTTAGCTGTTGGTATTGCTATAAGTATCGTTTTTTTTTGTTGATTCATTTTATTAACTATCTCTCTTGCATTTTTATTTTGCTCATCTCCATTAACTTTATAATCATTTAATGGACTTGCATCGTTGTAATTATATACAACATCTGTTATACATTTTACCTTGTTAGGATCTGCGGCTTCTATCAAAGCATAAAATACACTTCCGTCTCCACCTGCCTTATACCAATTACCATTTAAATCTTTAAATTGATCGTCGTTAATTGTATTGAGCAAACTCTTTTTAAATGTTCTTAAATGTGTATAGGGTAATATCCAATTGAAGTGATGATTTCTATATAATTTATTTTGTTTTACTGATTCAGGATACGGCTGACTAATCAAAGGAATATTGTCAACCATGCTCCAGCATGAGCCATATGTAAATTCTGTAGTACCATCATATATAGAATTGTAATAGGATAACACAGTATTGTCATTAATTAAACTATCGTCACCATCAAGCAACATCACTATGTTATCATCACTTATCAGGGTTCTAATATTTTGTATTTGATTCCTAACTGCTCCTAAATTTTCACGGTTAGATATAACAGTAAATTTATTTCTAATATCTTCAGGCAAAACTTTTAATGTTGCTAATATAACTTCGATGGAATTATCGGTACTTGCATCGTCGATTAAAATGTGCTGATAATTATCATAATCCTGAGATGCTACACTTATTATACAACGAGATATATAATTGGCACAATTATAGAAAGGGCTAATTATTGTTATACTTTGTTCATTACCAGATTTATAATTTTCTAGTTCGATTGTATTAGTAAATCTTCTATTCCAAACTTTATGTACTCTACAATTAATTTTTGATACAGCACGATATTCATCTCTTGACAAATAGTTGCCTAGTTTATATACCATGAACTGTTTCCATTGTAGAGCAACACCATCCCATCCTGCGATGTCTTTGACAATATTACAGTAGTATTGTTTTTGTTGATGTAGATACTTGTTATGATATGCTTGTATTGTTAAATTTACAAACTTGTCAACTTGTTCAGTAGTGTTTATATCAGGAAATAATCCGTTAGGTTCAATGGCATAATCCATTAGATAACATGCACCTTCTAACGCAATTTCTTCTAATGCACCAAATCTACACGTGATAATAGGAGTATTGTACAATAGACTTTCTAGCGATGATATTCCGAATGTTTCTGGAAAAACTGAAGGATATATCATAAAACTAGATTCGGTGAGTATATCGGCAATTTCTTTTTGAGATATAACACCTGTATATTCTATACCCAATTCTTGATTACGTGGATCAACGGACATTATTCGCCAGTCTTTTTCTTGTTGATCGGGTTCTGAACTTTCACTAAATCTATAGTATCCACCTATAACTTTTAATCTAGCACTAGGTATATGTGCTTTAACACGGGGCCATATCTGTTGAATTAAAGGAACCATTCCTTTAGTTACACTTGCATTGTAAACAAACAAGTTAGGATCTTTAGCGTTTATATCAACTTCTGTTTTAAAGTTTTGAGCCCCGTTACGTGTGATAAACAATTTACGTTTTAATACTTCAAAATTACGACGGCGGCCGTGATTACAATTAGCTACATAAGTTAAATGAAAATCACTAAGAGTAAAGATGTCAGTGATACGATTTGCGGTTGCAAGCTCTTCTATGAGATTATCACCTAGACAAAATGTATCATGCATCCACAATATACGCATTTTGGCTTGACTAACTACTCTATCATATAAATTCATACTTTGGAAGGGCATAGCTCTTCCATCACCTAATCTATGATAGTCTTCAGGTTTGGTAAAAGGTATTATTGTTCTGGAACTTATAACGATATCAAATTCGTGATCTAACGCTAGATCACTGAGTGGTCGATATTCTACTCCGTTAAAATTTCCAGAACGTGCATGATCGATTCCACAATTATTAAAAACAGTAACAGAGAACCCGATATTATTAAGTTCTCTGGACATAAGGGTAACTGCACTTTCGCTACCACCTAGTCCTTGATTATCTACGGTATTACCATCGTACGGTATACCAATTATGTCTATAATAGCAAGTTTCATATGCTATTAATTATACATTCTTTAACCCTGAGGTCAAATTATTTGAGTTGTAGTTTCTGTATAGGTGGAATAAATGCAGTAGTATAACGTGCTATACCATTTGTGATTCTTAGATCATCTATATATCCGTTAAATGGTAAATTATTATATGTTTGTGCGATATATTTAAATGGCACCGTCAACGATGTACTGTTTGAAGCATTAGAAATAGCAGTACCATTATTGTACATAGTTATTGTTCCACTATTTCTAACCACTGCTATATGTTGCCATACATTAAGTATTACAGTAGCGGTAACAATGCTTGTAACATTTTCTTTCCATGCTATTTGCGGTCCACCATAAATTGTTGTTCCATTAAATCCAAAACGTATTAATCCTGCTCCATCACCTGTTGTTCGTGCATCTAATAATGCAGGTGCATTTCCTGTATTATATGATGTTAATGGATACATCCACATTTCTACAGTAAAATCACCAGACCCCAAAGCAACTGCTGAACTTGTACTTATTATTAATCCAGTTCCTGTTGTTCCATCAAAATACATACTCATGTTATTATATTTTTTAATAGGAGATATTAATCCCGCATCTCCTCCAGTGTATATATCAGTGTTTGATGATGCATCAACAATTACAGAATCAGTAAAGTTAAGTAATAAATTAGTAGCAGTTGAACTAGCAACTACTGGAGCAACTGGTAATGTGTATGAAGGTATACTATCTGTAAATACGCCAGATGAAAGGAATGTATGTACAGTATATCCACTTATATTAGTTGTTATAATATTACCACCGGTTGCTCGTTGTGGTCCTAAATAGCGTATAATAACTATACCAGAACCACCAGCCCCATTAGTACCACCACCACCGCCACTATTTGAAAATCCCGAAGTTGATGAAGCAGTTCCCCGAGAACCGGAGCCTTGATTGCCAAAATTATAACCTTGGCCGTATCCACCTCCGCCAATACCACCATCACCGCCTGTGTAGCCGCCGCCATTGCCGCCTCCGCCACCAGAATAATAATATCCTAATCCGTCTATATTTGATAGTGCTCCAGCCCCGCCGTTGCGGACGGTACCCGCTGAAGTTGCACCACCACCACCGCCATTGCCGTTTCCGCCAGATCCGGTGCCGCCGTTGAAACCTTGAGCAGGAACCGTTGCCGGAGTATTACCAAAACCGCCTGTACCGGATCCACCACCGCCACCGCCCGACCCACCGTTACCACCTGTTCCGCCGCCGCCGCCACCGCCAGCACTAACAAAGTTTAAACTGCCTCCTACTAACGAAGAATCTCCGCCTGCACCACCTGCAGCCCCGCCATTACCGACCGTAACAGTATAAATTATACCTGTTTGTGTAGTAACAAATGTACTGGTTCTGAAACCTCCAGCACCACCGCCACCACCTGTACCAGCGCCACCACCGCCACCAACCACTAGGTATTCCAGAGTTGTTCCTACAGGAATATTAGAAGTAACTACACCGTCAGATATAACACCTTTTAATATTCTCAGATTAGATATGTAACCTTTGTAATAACCTGTAATAGCACCAAAATTTCCAATAGCCAATGGATAAGCAGTAGATGTGGCAGTAAATGATGATGTGGTAGTAGCACTGGTTGCTACCCTAACTCCATTTACATATAAACTTGTGGTTTTATTGCTACTAGCAAATGTACATGCAATGTGACTCCATGCATTTTCTTTAACAATACTAGCATTACTAGAAATTTGAGTATAACTACTATTGTCACCTTTGGTTATTTCCCATGTAAGACTTCCTTTACCGGCATAAAAGTAGCTATAAAATAGAGACATTCCCGGGACAGTAACACTGCCACCAGTGCTAATTAATCCTTGTTGAGTAGAAGTAGAAAACGGATATATCCACCCTTCTATAGTGTAGTCAGTGGTTCCATTATGTAGATATGTCCAATCAGGTACATTAGTAGTGCTTGTACTACTGACTGTCAAGTAATCAGTAGTCCCATTGAAATATGCACTACCTCCAACTAATGTAGTATTATATGAACCAAAATTAGAAAATGGTGAAAACTTCTTAACAGCAGGTATTCCCTTGGGTATAATCGACCAATTGTAGTCACTTACATCATCCCATATACTATTAGAACATGTTAGTAATAATGTATTTGCTACTAGTGGTAATGGACTAATAGACGGAGTAAATGGTGCTGTATAAAAAGCAGTTCCTTTTAATATACGTATGTTTGATAAGTATCCGCTAAAATAATTGTTCGTATCTCCCATACCTACAGTTAAACCTTCAATAGTACCGCCATATAAACTTGCCGAACTTATAGTTGGAGTTCCTGCTATACCATTTAGGTATGGAGTAAATGTTGATCCATTACGTACTAATGCAAAGTGATACCAGCGACCTACTACTACAGTACCCATTGATACACTACTGGCTATTCCTGCATAATTACTTCCATTCGAACTAAGAGAATATTGTAAGGTCCCGCTGGCCACTCCAATTCTCCAAATAGTGTATTCATGTGCTATTAACATTCCCGATGATACGCTATTAAAATATGCCCAGCCTTCGATAGTAAAATCGCTATTAGAACCTAAATTTAATCTAGTGGTGCCATATGATGCACTATTTGGTATTGATAGATAACTACTTCCGTCAAAATATACACTCCAGTTTTTAGCATACGGATTAAATGAACCTTGTGAAGGATTACCATTGTATAATATTGGATATGAATTAGTACCATTATCTGTAAATTTAGTATTACTTAGTGAATTACCAAATATTAATGCACCTGTACTAGTGAATACATACACCCTATAACCACTTGTGGTAACTATAGTAGGAGCACCAATTACACTGGGCATAGGATTAGAAGATGGTTCCCATAATATTGAAATACCAGACCCACCGCCACCGGCGGAATTTGAAGAACCAGATCCAGCAGAACCACCTCCATTTCCAGTATTTGGAGTAGAATTTATTCCACCATCGCCTGCACCACCTGTACCACCAGTTGCATAAGTTTTTGCATATGTTGAACTTGGTGTATTGACATATAGACCGAGTCCGCCAGCAGTACCTGATCCAGTAGCACCAGCACCGCCACCGCCTCCACTATTTGACGTACTACCAGCATTACCATAACCACCATAAATTGATCCCGGTTGTGTTGCTGCACCAGCACCAGAGGTTCCTGGATTAAAACCAGTTGCGCCGCCACCACTACCACCGGCTCCACCACCACCGGCTCCACCACCGTATGCTATTTTAGTTATATAATTACCAGTAATTGATGAATCATTACCAATATTTCCGCCCGCTCCACTACCACCGCCACCTCCGCCTGAGCCTATTGAAATTGACAATAAGGTAGCAATATTTGTTATGGTAAAAGTACCTGTAATAAGCCCGCCTGCGCCACCTGCACCGGGTGTTCCACTAAATGTCGATCCAGCACCGCCGCCACCACCTCCAACTAATAGATAATTTATAGGTGATGACAATGTAACTGTGGTACTGGTACTAATAGTATCAATTAAAGAAAGTACCCCCCCTGATGTAAAACTGTGATAAACATAATTTGATACAGTTGAAATAGCACCACCAGTTGCTAGTACTTGGGTTCCAGCGTATCTAAATATTACTGCTCCACTGCCGCCACCTGGTCCATAGGGTTGGTTTCCCGGGCTTCCGTTTACTTGAGATCCATCAGCAGTACCACCATTACCTGTACCGGCAGCTCCTGCAACCCCAGAGCCACTTGTAGAAGCACCAGCAGGATGTCCATCACCACCAGCTCCATATGCACTGCCATTAAGCCATGTATATCCGCTGCCGCCTGCACCTCCGGCATCTTGAGCTCCTGCTTGGCCGGCGCCGCCTGCACCACCACCGCCACCGCCAAAGGCCCAATTGAATGAGGCACCTCGAGCTCCGCCAGCCCCTCCGGAATATCCTCGACTTACATCTACTATTGTAATTTGAGTACTTGTACCGCCACCGCCACCACCACCATAACCGCCACCTCCACCGCCACCGGATCCACCGGCTGTTCCTGCTGTGGCATCGGAAGTGTTACCAGAAGATCCATTGCCTCCAGCACCCCCACCTAATGCGGCAATAGTTGCGGTAGAAAATCCCCAGCCTGCTCTGCTAGTAACAGTTGTCGAGCCGCCACTACCACCTGTTGTACCGCCGCCACCGATTGTAACAACAAAGGTATTTGATGATGCTAGTAATACATTAGTAAATGTTCCAAATACTACGCCACCTCCACCACCACCTCCACCAAGGTGATAGTTTTGTGGATAACCGCCAGTTTCTCGACCAGATGCTCCGCCACCACCTACTGCTATATATTCAATTTTTGGTATTACTGTAGAACTAATTCCTTGGGGGGTAGTTACATTTGTTGTTTGATTGCTGAGTAAGAGACTAACATAATTAAAATATTGATCGTTGACTGGAATGATACTGTTAATAGGTGTTGGATAGCGAATTACAACAATACCAGATCCACCAGATCCACTAGGATAGTAAGAGCCGCCACTAGAGTAGCCATCGCCACTACCACCCCCACCCCCACCGGTATTAGGTGTTGCAGAAACTCCTGCTCCACCTCCCCCTCCAATGCCACCAGAACCATTTCCAGCACCATAACCAGCGGTGTATGCACCACCCCCACCGCCGTAATAAGTAGATACGGTAGTGGCATAATTATTAGCAACACCCGGGCCTCCAGAATTAACATTTCTAGTACCACTAGCACCAAGGCCGCCACCGGCACCATCAGCTCCACCACCACTAGTAGCACCGGTAGCAGTAGATGCAATTAAGATGTTAATAGTACCTACAATTGAAGTATTTCCGCCTGCCGCAAAGGAGCCAGTTTGATTGCCAGCGCCGCCTTGACCAACTGTAACAATACATTGTCCAATGTTTAATGTAGTACTAGTTGTTAGAACTTGTCCTGCATTTCCGCCTGCACCGTACTGACCGCCAGGCCCGTTACTTGTTCCAGATGCTCCGGCACCTACTAATAATATATCAACTGTTGATGTGGAGAATACTGCAAAAGTACTAGTACCTGATAAAAAAGTATGTACAGTATAAGCAACGCCATTACTGGTGTAATAAGATATATTTCCGCCTACCGCATTAAAGGTGGGGTATACATATCTTTGACGTTTAAATACACCAAGATCGTAGGTCATTATTGATGTTTAATTTATTCAGTAGGTGGCGTTGGAATTGGATGAGAGTCCCAAGTTAGATGACTTTCATTCCATGAATAAAATACACCCTTTTCCGTTCCATCAGTTGGCATGGCAACAGGTGGTTCCCAAATGCATGTATTTTCATTTAATATCCAACTAACATATGGTTTAGGAGTATAAAAAGCATCTCGTTGGATATCGTATGTATATCCAATTCCTGCATAATTTTTACGTAAAGGAGTTCCACCTAACCTGTGTTCTCCACCATATGTATTGTAACTGGTTTGAACCCACATACTAGGATCACCCCAATGTCCAGTATTAAGTACGTCTTGTTCAATAACAATTACTTGTGTGACTACTCCGTTTTCTACTTTTGCAAAATGACTCATGTTAAAATTCCTTATTGTAATATGATGTTATATCTATTTATAACATTGTAATTTATCTCTATATGGATTTCGTAATATTTATTTTTGAATAATTAGAACCAAATTTGTCCACCTGCTGTTACAGAAACAACCGGAGATCCATCACTACCAGTTACTCCTGTAACAAAGTTTTGAACACGCACAGTTATTAATCTAGGATCATTATCTGGTCTAATTTCTTGTATAAATTGATAGTTTCCTGGTGTATTATATGTAGCAGGTAATGTTGGATCACTATTTTTTAACATCATCTCATGATCAGTTATATATGTAATAACTTGAAGATTTCCAGCAACTATAGACTGTGATTGAGGTATTTTATTCACATTTATATCAACATTACCATAATTTACTAAATTAACAGTATTAAGACTTTTGTACTGCAAACTTTGATAAGAAGTTATAATATTATCAAATTGTGTTAATAATGTGTTATTTGTTGTGCTTGAAGCTACTAATAATGTAGCACTAGCGGTGCTTACACTATTAACCACTACTGGCATAATACTAGGGTATGAATACGTAGATGCTGTAGTATTATATATTATTAATAACGCACCACCCGCTCCATTTCCTGTTGCAGTATCAACTGAAGAAACTGCTGCACCACTACCACCGCCACCATACAATCCACCATTACCACCAGTTCCTGATCGGCCGCCAACATTGTACCAATATGTTGAACCAGCATTACCTGAAGAATTTACCGCTCCACCTGCACCATTAACTCCAGTAAATCCATATATATCTACACCACCACCACCGCTGGTAGATGTAGTAACTGATACACCGCCACCACCACCGCCACCTGCAATTGATGCGTAACCTGTGTTTAATGCGGTTCCTGGACCACCTATACCGCCAGCAGTACCACTAGGGCCGCCAGCACCACCACCTCCACCACCATATGGACCTCCGGGGCCTCCATTTTGTTGGGAGTTGGGAATATTGTATCCTAATACAAAAACACCACTGGATAAAAATGCATGTGCTGTATAGGTTACACTTGCAGTAGTATATGTAAAAACTGTACCACCACTAGCACGTTGGGTTCCAACGTATCTAATAATAACAATACCACTGCCGCCTGTACCACCATAATTGTTTGTACTATAATGAGAGCCACCCCCGCCACCACCACCAGTATTAGTACCACCATTACCACCAGGTACGTTTGTTTGACCAGCCAAAGTACCTGCTGTTGAAGTTGATCCAGGATTTATGCCCTGTGTGTTACCATTACCACCACCACTTACAAATGGTGCGCCACCACCTCCGCCGCCAGCACCGCCGTTACCAGCAATGCCACTATAACCTGCACCGCCACCACCACCACCCCAATAGTAGGTTATTCCATTATAGAATGAATTTGCAATACCAGTACCACCATTACCTGGAGTATTTGCACCAGCACCTCCAGCGCCACCACCCCCACCTGGATAATAACTGCCACCGGAGGCACCACCTTGAAATCCTTGTCCTAATATACCATAACCCAACGACGTTTGGCTCGAACTTGCAACACCGCCACCTGATGCACCTGAACCCGGAGGGCTAAGATTGTTACCATATTCTGATCCACCCCCGCCACCACCTATAGCAGCATAATTTGTATTGAATGGATTCCATAATGTAATAACTGGAGAACCAGTTGCTGATATTGTGAAATTGTTAGTACTAAGATCCACTCTTGTACTACTTGAGCAAGCCAATAATGATGTATAACTTGCAGTTGATACCGCCTGAATGTTGGTTCCGGAATTTTGAGTAGTAGTTAATAATTGTGTTGGTGGTGTAAATGCACCTGTATAAACTGCTAGACCTTTGACTATACGTACATTGCTGATATAACCAACAAATGGTTGTGTGGCTGCGCTAGATGCCCCAATGGATATAGTATTTGTTGCACTATAAAGGGCTGACGCACTTGAATATGTTACAACTGAAATACCATTTAAGTATAAAGTAAATGTACTACCATTTCTAACCAATGCAATATGATTCCATTGAGTTAACGGTATAACTGTACTCGATATACTATCTGTTAGTACGCCCGAGCCGTTGGTAGATAATAAAAATCTAGCATATCCATTTGTATCGTTGCTGGTCATAACAACCCATGACAGCGTTGTACCACCGGTTGAACCAGACCATTGTCCAAAAAATATATTTTGTGCGGTCCATGCTGCTGATCTATAAACCCAGGCTTCGGCAGTAAAATCACCGGTGCCATATTGAAATGCTGCGCCAGTAGGAACAGTCAAATAATCAGTAACACCATTGAACGTATAACTATAACTTGTTTGTGTATTAACCAACCCAAGATTTACAAATGTAGAATCACCGCCATTAGTTCCCCTAACCTGACTAGCACCTGCTGGTGCTCCAGTACCCCCACCACCTACTGTTATAGTATAAGAACCCGGACTAATATAATATGAAGGTGTAATAACACCACCGCCTCCGCCACCACCACCCATATCGGAACCAGCACCACCACCACCGGCAACAATTAATGTTTCAACTATGGAATTACCAGCAACTGGTGATCCCAGATATAAAAGAACGCCGTCGGTGGTAAATGTATGATAATAATAAGCGCCATCTGTTGTAACAGTACCCCCTGCTGCTCGTTGAGATACCCCAGCATATCTAATAACAACCACTCCCGAAGTACCCGAAGTTGCAACAGCACCAGCAGCACCGTATGAACCTCTTAATGAATTACTACTATTGCCCGGAGTAGTTCCACTTCCACTATATAAGGTGGCTAAAAATACTGTACTACTATTGTAGTATGAACTACCGCCGCCACCCCCAGCCATGGTATTAGATTCACTATAACCACCCCCACCGCCACCAAAATAGCCACCACCTCCGCCACCGCCATAGGAGTTAGTACCCGGAGTACCACCTTGCAATACTGATCCACCTACACCTTGTGTTTGAGTTCCCCCACCAGTTTGAGTACCACCTCCACCAC